CGTATTGGATATGCGCTTGCTCGAAGTATGAGGTTTATAGCGTTTGCAGTAGAACTTGTGATGTTGTCGGTAGCTTGCGTTGTGTTTTGCATACAGCTTATCATAGCGGCCTCGTCAAATTGGTAGTGTTTGCGTATGGTTTATCGTACCAGCGTTGCAAAACTTGTATCGTTTGCGTATAGGGTTGCGTAGAAGTTTGCTTGTAAATTCATAGCGTTTGTAGTAGAATTTGTAGCGTTTGTAGCGCCATTTCTTACATATCTTAGGGCCGTATAGACCGATTTCTTCAACGATTTCAAAGACTTAACCCCATTTCTGAGGGTTCTTATTCTTAGAGGGGTCTCTATCACACAAAAAGACCCTCTATATACATAAATATATATATATATAATAAATATAAGAAAATAAGAAAGAAAGAAAGATCAAGGGGTTAGCTGGCTTTTGGCCCTACTAAGTTCTAAGAAGCGTCGGCAAACTTCTGCTAATTTCTACGAAGATTGCTATTGACAAGCTACTTGAAAGGCACTAAATTTGGTATGTGTTGTAATTCTGCAACTATGGAGAACTATCAGATGAGTTACCAAATTCTGCCAAGCTCGCCTGAAGCGGCTATTGAGAAGACTAAGAAGACTACTCATAAGTACCCTTGGAAACTACTAAATGTAGGTGAGAGCTTCCTAGTGCCTCCTACAGAGGTTACTAAGTTTTCCACGCTCTACAATAGCGCCTCCAAAATGGGAAAAAAGCTTGGAAAGCGGTTTCGCGTGATCCAGCACGATATTGGAATTGAAGTTGCTCGATTGCCAGATGTTGTTGAACAGCCAAAAGACGAATTGACAAAGCCGGATGAAGTGGTTAGTGTTGATGCTGATACTTCAAAGAAGTTCTGGTAATTGTGGGCAACAGGAGGTATAAATGAGCAGGCGTGACAGCTTAATTGCTAAAGTTCGAGCTATCATGGCTAAGACCATCGAAAATGGTTGTAGCGAAGCTGAATCCATTGCAGCAATGCAAATGGCTGAAGATATGATGAATAAATATGAAATTACTGAAGATGATTTGAAGCTTGAAGGTGAGACTGCCATCATTGATATTTTGCATGTCGTACGCGATCCTCATAAAATTGCTTGGAAGCTCTGTTATTGTGTCGGTTTATTTACGGAAACTAAAAGCTATGGGCGTCATTCGCGTATCAAATACGCCGGATTGAAAACCGATACTGATTTTGCTATATGGCTGACAGAAACCCTCACACGGTTTGTTCAAGCTGAATTGAAGACTTATATGTGGGCAAACAGCTATCAAAAGCTTGATCCTACCCGCAAACGCATTGTCATTAATGGTTTTGTTTCAGGCTGTTGTGGCCGCATTAACACTCGCATTATGGAAATGATGAATAGCCGTCAAACTGTCACTAATTCTAATGCTTTAGTGCTTGCTAAGAATGCTCTTATCAATGACGCCATTAAAGATGAAAATATTAAGACTGCTTACAATCGTGGTAGAACTATGAAGATGTTTGCTGGTTCTTATCGCTCAGGGTTTGAGAGTGGAGATAAAGCTAGCTTTGGTCGTCCTGTTGAAACTGGTGGAATGTTGAGGTTGAAATGAGCGAAGAAGTTGACGTTGCAGCTATTGAGAAAGTTAAGCATGATGTGCTTGATTTTCTCGAATTACTTGCTGTGCTCGATCATGGTGATACAGTAGATATCTATATTGAAAAGAGTGATATTGCTGGTTGGATTACGAAGTTTGATGCGACAGTTGGCGTGTTAGGAAAGCAATAAAATGAATGGACGGCAACTTGCAGAACTTATCTGTGCTGAGCATGGAATTGTGCTAAAGCAAATTCAAAAGTCAAATACTTATCGCGGCGTTAGAGCGCAGATAGTGTATGAGCTACGTTGGCTTGGCTTAAGTTTAGGTGAGATTGCTCGCATTCTTAGAAAAGACAGGCAAGCTATTCGGTATTGGTTTGATGATGAACGACGCGAGCGGAATAAAGTCGTTAATATTGAGCGTCATCGAAAGAACGTGCTTGCTAAAGCACCAGAGTTAGCTAAGATTGAAAAGTTGCTATCGATGGAGTTTACATGAAGCGTTGGTACGCTCATAATCTGTTTGAAAAACAAGCTAGAAATATACATCTTGACACCATGCAGTGGCACGTTAAGATATTTTCATAGATGCGAACAACAGGAGAATAAGATGGCTAAGTCGTTGCGTAAGACACAGAAGAAGTTGAATGCTCGCCGTAATGCACATGCGGCAACGTTGAAGTTATTGCCGTCTGGAACAAATCCCGCTGCTTACAAGCAACCGGGTTCGATGAAAAGGGCAAGCTGATGACACGTAAATATTGGTCAGAACAATACGCTTGTCATGTTTGTGGTATCGTGACCAAAGAATAAAAAGTATGTTGACAACCCTAGTCGAATAGATTAGGGTTGTTTTGTTAACACTTTTGGAGAAAGCAAAATGAACGGCGGATTTGTCACCATACATTATACCGAAGCTGTCAAAGCTTTCTTTGGTCCTTACCAACAGAACGATCATGTGAAGCTATGTCACACTCATTTGCGAGTGCTTGATATGGAGCGCGTAGATTGCGAAATGCGCGAAGTGCTTAAGAGCGGCAAGCTGTTTCCTGTGGTGTTTTAGTGAGGAACTAGAAAATGAGTAGGTATTTATACAAAACACTTGCTGAGTTCGATCAAGCTTATAGATGGATGAGCGGTGATTTTACAGAAACCAGATCAATATGCGATAGACAATCTGAAATAATTGATGATCTTAATAAACAGTTAGCTTGGCACAGAGCCATGCATGAAAAGCTTATTGATACTATGAACGCTGGTGCTCGTGAGAGCAAGTTTCCGAGAGGATGAACATATGAAGTTAGCTAGCATTGTGCAGACAGATACTGTAGCACGGTTTAACGATAAGAGTACACACACAGAAGTGTTAGCTTTATTTGATAAAGCTATCGAAATGGAGAAAGCGAAATGAACGACTTTGATGAAAAAGAGCTTGTGATGATTGAAATGTCTGCTATTGCTCTTGGGGCAAAACAAAACAACGACGGTTCATTGACAATGACTGTTGAACAGCTTATGCTACTGTGCGTTATTGCTGTGCAAGCATCGATTGAGCAGGAGACGAATGACTCTATTTCCACTTGCTTAATCGATACTCATACGATATCGATGCTGATGGATTGCGGATAGTAACCAATGCCAGACCACAAAGTCATTCATCGTACCAATCGAACGTTTAAAGATCGTTCTGGTAAGTTTCGATCCAGCCATGTGCGAATTGATTGTATTCATGCTGATATGTGGGCAGTTAAAGTTAGCAATGGTGAAGTGAATGGTAAGAAACTTTATGGACGAGTGGTGTTGACAAGGCAAGAATTGATTGATATGGTTGAGAACATTCAAAAAGCTTTGGAGGAAGACCGATGACAAACGCATCATCAACGGATGCGACGCCGAGGCCGTGGCGCTATGAAATCCAGTACGGGCCTAACGGAGAAGAAATTTACGCTTGGGTGTACTACCTCAATTTTATGGTCTGCACGGTGAAGGTGCATCATGCGAAGATGATCGTTGAAGCCGTCAACAACCACGAAGCCCTCAAGGCCCGCTTGGCAGAGGTCGAGAAAGATCGGGACAGGGCAAGGGACTGCCACGAAGAAACGGCGCAGAAGCTCCATTCGTACATCCACCTGTGTGCTGCCGCCTCTCGCCCCGCGACGCAGCAAACAACAAGCAAGCTTGGTGCATGGTTAGCGGCTGCGCTTGATGATCCGAATGTCTGTGCTGAGATGAAAGCAGACATTGAAACATGGATGAATGCCGGTGAACCGGCTTATGGCCATGCGACGCAGGTGGTCGATAGGGAGGCGGTGGCGCTATCCGAATTGGTATTCAAGGCGATCAAGTTCGTCGATGCCGCTGCCGGCGAGGGCATCGTATTTGACGACTTGGACCCAGCACTGATCTTGTTGGATTACGTCAATGCGATCGACACCGACTGCTGGGAAGGAATTGCAGAAGCAGTCTGCGACCAGATTATCTCCCTTCTCCGCCCAGCCGAGCCTGCCGAAGCTGAAGGGGTTGGCGAGCCGGTGGCGTGGCGAGTGCTGATCACCAAGAACGCCAAGACCTATAACGAATACACTGAGCGACTACCGTTTGAGCCGTTGGAAGGTAGCGGTGTTGTCGTTCGGCGCGAGCCGGAACCTCTCTACACCCACCCTCCGAAGTCGCCCGACACAAGCGCGGCTGTCCTACAAAGTCATGCTCTAAAGCAGGCACTGGACTGTCTATCCGAGATTGCAGCCGCCCACATTCCTGATTGTCCTGCACACTATGCAGGCGATGAACTTTCTTGGGTGCAACGCCATGTCGGGAGTTTGCGTCTTAAGGCTGAGATAGCAAGAGACGGTATCGCCGCCGCCATCCGCCAGCTTTCAACGTCCAAACTTGTTAATCCTGAGAAAATGTATTCATATAATTCAGAAGCAAAAGTAGAGTTTGAGAAGTGACAATGCTTGAGCTTCGTCAACAATACTGGTTCAGTACACCATATGGCGAAGCTAGAGCTTTGATATTGATCGATTATGGGCAAGAGGAAGACTTATGTTGGCTCTGCGTTCAACAGGATGGCGAACATAAGGGTGAATTGTGGGTATGGCATAACTCTGAAGTTAAGATGCTCCCAAATAGAACGATGTTGAGGAATTGAAATGACACATGAAGATATGATCGATATGGTTATTGCGGCGCAATATCAAGCTAATCTGATACTGGACCGACTTATTCAGTTGAGAGACGATCCTCACAACGCTAGCAAGCGTAATCTGTATCGTCAGTGTTCTAGGCGTGCTTATCAATCTGCTGGGTATTTGAGAGAGATTGAAGATATTTTGAATGAGGTCTGAAATGTCTGAGCGTTTTATAGAAATCGTTAAAAAGTGTAATACTGCGCGGCGCAACATGGAAGTCAAAAACTTGAGGCAAGCCAAGGCCAAGTGTCCTTATTGTGATGGCCATTGGTTTATGATCCTAGCTGGTCCTAAAAAGCATATGCACATGAAATGTGATGGCAATTGCGGCTCAATGTTGATGACATAAAATAATTTGAAAAATGCTTTTAGGCAGTTGACAGTTTAATTGCTAAAGAGTAGAGTGCTTTTATTGAAACGCTTTTGGAGAAAAGCAAATGGCTAAAGCTACTGGAATTGCTCAGTTTTCGAAGGGACGTTCGGACGTTCATAAGGTTGACCCGCGTATGCTCGTAATTGAGCCGGGTTGGAATACGCGCGATGAAAGCCCTGAGCTTGATGCTCACATTGACCAGCTTGCGCAGTCGATTGCAAATAATGGCTTCAATCAAACCAAGCCAATTAGCGTCAAGATGGTTGATGGCAAGCTTTTGGTTCGTGACGGCCATTGCCGCACTCGTGCGTGCATTCGCGCTATCGAGCATTATGGCGCTGATCTTGTAGCGGTTCCGGTCATTCCGTTTGACCGCTACGCCAACGATGCTGATATGATCGTGGATCAGGTCATCAGCAATAGCGGAAAGCCGTTGACGCCGTTGGAGGAGGCACGGGTTTACAAGAAGTTGCTCCTTCTCGGTTGGCAACAGAGCGTGATCGCTCAGAAAGTCGGCAAGTCGAGCGGCCGCATCAGCCAGATTTTGGACCTTTTGACCATGCCTGCCTCTGTTCAATCGGCCGTGGCCGCTGGTGAGATTTCCGCCACGCTGGCTAACAAGGTCGTCAAGTCTTCGGAAAACGCACAGGCGGCGACCGCTGCGGTTTCTGCGGCTGTCCAGACTGCGAAGGCCGAAGGGCGATCCAAGGCGACTGCTGTTCATACCAACAGTCAGCCGAAGTTCACTCTAAAACAATGCTTCGAAAATAGCGAAATCGACTATGACAATTCGGATGAAACAGGTTATTGCGAAATCAGGATGCCTGTGGAAGAATGGGAGTTCATTCGAGACTTGTTCAAGTTGTAATTTGAGAGCTTGCCACCAGCATAATTAATGGGGTTGCTCAATTATGCTGGGTTGTGTCCGTCTTGAGTGGTGCGCGGAGCAAGGTAGACCACTCGCTTAATTTAGGATAGAGACTGAGAAATGGCTTTAACACCCGAACAAATTGCCCGTGCAGGCTCCGAGACTGCGCATCAGACTGCGTTGATGGCTCAAGCCGCTTTGCATCGTAAGCAGTATCCGCAATTGAAATGGCTTCATGCTATTCCGAATGCTAACAGCCATCGTATGGTTGGAGAAGGTGTTCGCAGTGGCATTCCTGATGTATGTTTGCCTTACCCATTGACATTCGGTATGGGTTCGTATGCTGGTCTGTACATCGAAATGAAGAACGAAAATCGCCGCAAACATCACCAAGGCGGTTTGTCTGACGAACAGGTAGAGTGTATCGCATATTTGCGCGAAGTTGGTTATCGTGTCTCTGTTTGCTATTCATGGCAAGAAGCTTGGAAAGTCATTGAAGACTATTTGAACGGGAGAGTGTAGAATGCGTAAAGTCAAGATCGAGTATGAGCCTTATTATGGTCCCGTAAACTTAAAATGGTCAGTTTACATCAAGGATGGTCTTTGGTCACGTTGGGAACTAAAAAATAGGTGTGAAAGCCTTGAGCATGCTCAGAAAGAAGCTAGTAAGCTTTTGAAATATCCGATCTATTTGAACGATGTTCGTTCAGGCGAACTTTAATCACTTAGTAAGGTTTAGCTGCTAATCTGTGGGCATCGAAACGAAAGGAACGTCTCATGCCCACATTTATCGCTGCTGAAATCGCTCGCGCTATCGGTATTGTCGGTAGTCTGTACTTGTTTTATGTCACACTGATGATGGTTTTTGGAAGCTAGTTATGACTGAAATCGAACGTCAAGCTAAGCAAATGGCGAATAATCACTGGCTGAATGGCTTCGCGACTGGTGTTCTGCTCATGAGTGTATTCGCGTTGTTCGTGTCTATCGTTGTGAGGCTATAATGGTACATTACAATTTGTTTCATCGTCAGAGCGGAAAGAGCAAGGTTGCTGAGCTTCGTCAGTCTATCATGAACGGTCATTCGCTCGCATGGTATCGCGATGGGTACAGTCAAGTTTCGTTTTGTACAGAGTGCGGCGCCGAAGGTGATAAACTTTTAGAAAAGTGCGAAAAGATCGTTGACAAGAAAGAGGAACGAACCTAGTTTCTGCGCATTGCATAAATCCAAACCAAATGGAGAAGTGAAATGGATATTGCACTACTGAAGCGAATTGCCGAAGCGAATGCTGCTGGTGTCGCAATCTATGTTTCGCAGGCAGAGGGTGTCCCGCTGCTTAATCACAATCCGGCATTGATTTCGATCAATCCGGGTCAAACTGACCCTGCTGATAGCAATCGCTACGCAGCTATGCTTACAACCGAAGGTGCTCGAATGATTTCCAATACTCAGAATGGTGCGGCTCAGGCTGCTCCGAAGTTTGCTGTTGCTTCTGGTTTGGTTCTTCCGAAAGTTACACGTCGTGGTGGTGGCGGTGCTCAGACGAAGTATCCGTTTGAACAGCTTGAGGTTGACCAGCATTTCTTTGTCGCTGATAGCGATGTTGAAAAGGGTGACGCCTTCAAGACGGTTTCGTCTGCTGTTGGTTCGGCCAATCAGCGTTTCGCGGTCGAGACTGGCAACGTCAAGACTGTTACCCGTGCGGTGCGCGATGAAGGCAATAAGGCTGTGAAGGGTCCTGACGGTAAGAACGTCATGGAGACTGTCACCATTCCTGAGAAGCGGTTTACCAAGAAGTTCGTGGCCCGCAAGGTCGAAGGCGGCAAGGCTTACGGCTCTTGGACTGCTCCTGCTGATGGTGCGATTGTCGCTCGCATCCAGTAAGTATCACAAGCCTGCCGGATGTACGCAGGCTTGACTATCTGGCCCGTCACTTGTAACAGAGTGGCGGGCTTTGCTTTAACTGCTAAAGACAAAAGGAAATGGAAATGGTGCGTAAACCTGTTGATATCCCCAAGCCAATGGCTGATTTCGATGATCCTTTGATTATCATGGTTTACGTAGTTAGCTTGGACGATGACAAGAAAGTCGCTGAGCACAAGATTGATTATAGCAAAGCTGATGCTAGAAAATTCCTTGGAAAGCTGACCTTTTGGGCTATCAACAATAGACATTACATTCAAACAATGTTACTGTCTGATGTTGATTTGCCAACGAAAGGTGACTGAAATGAAACGTTTTGATTATAGCACGGCAGACGGCCAGAAGCGGCTCATGGCAGAGAGTGCCGGGCTTCCTTCTGACACTTATCTTAAAAAGATTAATTTGGTAGCGGTAGGTGATTACGGGGCTGACCCTATGGGAGATGGCACTTTTCGTATGGTCCCAAGTGGCGATGTTGTTGATTTAGAGGAACGCAATAAGCGATTGGGTGTTAAGAATGTCTGAATACGTCAATACAGTAGAGCTTTCGATTGCTGATGTGGTTCGATTGACGTTCTACGATCAGTTTCCAGTGGCCGATGGTTCGTCAGAACGTGAGTTTGTTTGTCAGTTATCAATGCAACCTGAGTTTCTTCGTCAGCTTTATAGAACGATTGGTGAAGCTATCACGAAGCATGAACGTCAGAGTGTCATGCCTGCTGACAGCAGAGGAATGAACTAATGTGGCTCTATTGGATACGTGGTTGGAAGAAAGTATTTCCGATGAAGTATCATTTAGAGTTTGATCGTGAAGCAGTCATCAGCAAATATCTGCTGACTGAGAGTGAACGTTTATTGACATTGGACGAACTGGTTGTAAAGTATCCTTGTCCTAAAGTGTAGGTAAAAGCGGGCATGGCGAAATTGGCGAAACGCAACAGACTTAAAATCTGTCACATTAGAAACGTTGTCGGTTCGAATCCGACTGCCCGCACCAAACAATAACAGGGTATAGCTCAGTTGGTAGAGTGCCACATTTGGAGTGTGGAAGTCGCAAGTTCGAACCTTGCTACCCTGACCAAGTTTAGCTGCTTTAGCTCAGTTGGTAGAGCAATCGCCTTGTAAGCGATAGGTCACAAGTTCGAGCCTTGTAAGCAGCACCAAATTGAAAGTTGAATATGAAATATAGACTATTGACATTACATCATTGGTTAGATAGAACAGGTATCGGTCAGTGGTTAGGAATGCTGACTATAATGTTGATGTTGACAATTTTATTCAAGGTGGTGATACCATGGTTAAACGTGTAGAAGCTTTCAAGGCTGAGGACGGATCGTTGCATGAAACAGAAAAAGACGCAAAGCTGTGTGATCTGATTGATGTAATTTGTAAAGAACACCCAGTAAGATTAGAGCTTATACATCTGCTAAATATCGCCCTGAAGTTAAATCGCGATGCGCTCATCATGCAGATTGAGAAAGATTGGTGTTGACAAGGTTGCCTCTCACGCTATGATGCGATTGCTGGGTAACGTCCTGCCCGGTCTTTCTCCCCTCAGACTTCACCCTTCGATGTATGATTGCATCGAAGGGTTTTTCTTGTTATATGCATGGGCGGTAATGTGAAAATATAAACAGGTCATGAAAACTTCTGGAATTTACAAAATAACTAATTACGCCAATGGTAAAATTTATATCGGCAGTTCTTCTCATATTGAAAGTAGATGGTCAGATCATTTTAAGACACTGAGGCGCAACTGTCATAAGAATACACATCTTCAGCGCGCTTGGAATAAATATGGCGAGGAGTGTTTTATTTTTGAAATCATCGAGCTTGTAGAAAAATCAAATTTGTTAGTTAGAGAGCAGTATTGGATAGATACTCTAAATGTTTGTGATGGTGAAGTTGGATATAATATAGCTAGAAAAGCTCAAAGTGTGATAGGTGTAAAAAGGTCTGCTGAAACTCGTGCTAAAATGTCAGCTTGGCAGATAGGCAGAAAGCTTCCAGAAGAGACTAGGATTAAAATAGGTAAGGGCCATAAAGGTAAAAAGCTGACAGCTTCGCAAATAGAAGTTATAAGAAAAAACAGTACTGGCCGAAAACATTCTGACGAGACTAAAGCTAAGATTAGTGCTGGAAATAAAGGAAAGGTTATATCACAAGCGTCTAGATTAAAAATGTCGCGAAGACGCCTTGAATATTTTCAAAATCGTGATAACTCTTCTCGATCATGACGCATTCATTCATGCAGGGTAGCGATATGTTCACAGCATGGCCAGCGCAACAGCCACAGCGCGAGTTGCCTGATTATGCCGATGACGCAAAGTTAAAGCAGGCTTTCGCTATCGAGCTTGCTAAGGGTGCTTCGCCGTTTGACGCGGCGTTGATCGTTGCAGAAAACCAAACGAACAAGGCTCTCTGGATAAGCGTTAATTGGGTGAAGGACATAAGCGTTATCGCCCAACGTGATGCCTACATCGAGGCTAACAAGAAGGTTGAAAAACCTCTTGACAGAGACGGACTTTTAGCGAAGATCATGGCGATTGTAGATGCTCGCGACGAATACAATCGACCACTTGTCGAAGCGAAGGACCGGATTACTGCGTTAAAGCTCTATTCTGACATTCTTGGCTTTACAGGTAAGGTAGAGAATAACAACACTGTGAATAATAGCTTTGCTAACAAGACTGTCAATCTTGTCATGGTCAAACCTGATGATCGTTCGACAACAATTGACCAGTCTCCAAATACTAAATCAGAAATCATAAATGAAAAACCACTTTTGACTAACATTAAGTTGGTCAAAGCCTCATAACTCATGGAGTTGACAATGAAGTCTCGTATTCTCGCTTTCGCGTTGCTTGCTCTTGGTCTTGGCTCGTCTGCGGCCTTTGGTCAAGCGTTTCCGAACTATCCGACGCTTAACGTTCCCGCTGACACGCAGTGTCTTGCGTATGGTAACAATGGCCGTTGTACGTCTTGGCGTCCTGCTGGTCCCACCGCACTCACTGGTGATGAAACTATTCCGGCTGATACCAACGCTGCCAATGGTGCTAATCCTCAGACGATCCGCATCCCGGTGACTGGTGTTGGCGGTGGTAAACTTGTCGTGGCTGTGCCTGTTACGACTGACGTTATCAACGTCGATGCTCAAACGCGGCAACTGATTGTCAACCCGGCAGGCACTATTGCTGCGCTGACTGTCAATCTTCCAGCCGCTTCGGCGACTATGGTTAACGGCCAGCGTGTCGGCGTTTGCGGCACTCAAATCGTCACTGCTCTGACAATGGGCGCTGGAACTGGTAACAGCTTTGGTAGCACGGTCACCAGCCAAGCTATGCTGGTCCCTGTTGTCACTGGCGCTGCTTCCTGCATGGAGTGGATTTACAGCAAAACTAGCGCAACCGCTGGTGTTTGGTTCCGTACTCAGTAATTCAATTCTAACTGGAAAGGATTACGGATATGTATCCAAGCACACGAGTAGGTCAGTACACACCTAGCAAGCAGCTAGTTAGCGGTGCTGACATCAATAGCATTAACAATCAAATCAGCGGCGCTGTCGATGGTTTGGTTGCAAAAGCTGGTGGTGGTAAGGCTGGTGCTACACCGCTCACTGCCCACGTCAATACTATTGCTACATCCGCTACGGCGGCTGATAGCGTCATCTTGCCGAAAGGCTTTGCAGGCGCTGAAGTGTGGGTGATTAACGATGGTGCCGAGGCTGTCCAAGTTTTCGGACTTGGTAACGACACCATTGACGGCGTGGCAACAGGTACTGGTGTTTCTGTCGCCGCTGCGTCTAAAACCATCTTCAAGTGTAACAAGGCATCACCACCTGTCAGTTCTGGTGGAACTGGTGTTGCTAACTGGGTTACCAAGTAATCAATCGACCGTGCCTGCTAACTGTGGGCACGGTCTTTTTGCAGGTGGATCATGAAAAAGCTATTCCTTTCTTTAATCGTGCTGATGCTTCCGACATTAGCATTTGCGCAAAACAATCCTCGAAATCCATGCTATTATTTAACACCAAATAGCACAAACTGTCAACCAGTGTCTACTACTACCCCGCTTCCTGTTGCAGTTAATCAGTATCCGGCGAATGCAACACCGATCAGCGGAAATGCCACCGGAACTACTGGAGCGGTCGTCGGAACGCTCGCTGGCGCAGCCGCTAAGACGACTTACATTTGCGGTTTCAGCGTGTCGGCTATTGGCGGTACAGCTTCAGTTGGCCCGATTACGATTGCTGGTTTGGTTGGAGCATCGCAAGTATATCAGCTTGCTAGTTCGGCTAGCGGAACGACGTTGACACAAGGTTTCAGCCCGTGTGTACCAGCATCCGCAGTTAACACTCCGATTACAATTACTACAACCGCTAATGGTACGGCTACAGCGGTTAGCGTAAATAGTTGGGGTTATCAACAGTAATCGCTATGACCACTGAAGCTGCTAACATCGAGTTTATCGACAAGCTAGGTTTTCTAGTATTCGAGAGTGCTCGCTTTAAGGTAGCTTTCGGAGGCAGGGGTAGCGGCAAGAGCGAGGGTGGAGCCTTAGCTTTAGTGCTTTTATCAGGTGCGAAGAAGCTACGTATTCTTTGTGCTCGTGAACTTCAAAATTCAATTGACGAAAGCTCTAAAGCTACGCTGGAAGCTTGGATTATTCAGTTAGGCTTAGAAGACGAATTTGATATACAACATAAGAAGATTGTCAACAAGCGTACAGGTAGCGAATTTTTATTCTACGGTCTTCGTTACAACATCAACAAACTGAAATCGTTAGGTCGTATTGATATTGTCTGGATCGACGAAGCCGGTCCAGTGTCCAAAACTGTTTGGGATAAGCTAGAACCGACTATTCGCGGTCGTAGCTCTTTCGAAGCTGACCAAGGCGGACCTTTTGGTGTCGGTCCTGAAATTTGGGTTACGTTTAACCCTGAGCTTGATACTGACGAAACCTATAAGCGTTTCGTGCTCAAGAAAGACCTGTTCTATCCTGATTATGTAGTTGTCGATGCTGCTGGCGACGTACTGCTTACCAATGATGGTAAGTTTGTTCAAGAGTTACATGAACATCCGTCTGCCCACAGAAAGATACGTTACGCGATAGTATGCAAGATCAATTGGCAAGACAATAAGTTCTTTCCGCCTGATTTGCGCATGCAAATGTCGGTGATGCAAAAGGCCGATCCGACACGCTATTTAGAGATTTGGGAAGGCCATACAAAGCAAGTTGTGGATGGTGCTATTTACGCTGAAGAACTTCGCGCTGTGCTCAAGGAAAGCCGCAGAGGTAAGGTTCCTTACGATCCGAGCAAACCAGTCTATACATTTTGGGATTTGGGGCATTACGATAAAACAGCTATATGGTTCGTTCAGCGTGCAGGAATGTACTATAATGTGATTAACTATTATGAAAACAGACTTCAGAAGATAGAGCATTATTTGAAGTACATGCGTGAGCTTGGTTATAATTATGGTCGAGTTTATCAACCACATGACGCAGACAACGAAACGCTAGCTTCACGCTCGATTTCTAAACTCACTCGTGATGCTGGCTTTGAAGTGACTGTTGTTCAAAAGCCGTCAAAAAAAGCTGTTGGCATTAACGCTGCGCGTCAAGTTCTTCCGCTTTGTAACTTTGACGAAGCTAATACGTCCGATGGCTGGCAATGTCTTTCTCGATACGCCTATAAGGTAGACGAAGACACTGGACAGTTTAGCCGAGAGCCCGCGCACGACACACCATGGTCACACGGTGCCGACGCCTTTCAAACATTCGCATTGTCGCTCAAAACTGAGCAAGACGCTAAGAAACCTAAACGTTCACCAAACAACATAATCAAAGTCATTCCACCTAGAAATTCGTGGATGGGAGCGGTTTAATGGATAATCAGGATCAATTTCTGAGTGATGAAGATAAGGTTGTCGCCGAAGCGAAAAAGCGTTTCTCTGCTTGCGAGCAATGGGAAGCTCTGGCGCGAGTGAACTTTGATTATGACTATAAGTTCGCAAATGGTGATAGCACAAATAACTATCAATGGGACACTTGGGTTATGGCGGATAGGCAAGACCGTCCTTGCCTAACTATCAACAAGACGCAGCAGCACAACCTTCAAATCATCAACGATGGTAAGCAAAATAAACCGGGTGTGAGCATTCGCCCTGTCGGCGAAGACGTTTCTTACGACGCTGCTCAAATATACATGGAGATTGTTCGGCATATCGAGTATGTTTCAAATGCTGAGAATGCTTACGATCATGCTTCAGAGTTTCAAGTTGAAGCTGGTTGGGGTTGCTGGCGTGTGACGACTGATTACGTTGACGATAGGTCGTTCGATCAGGAAATTTACATCAAGCGCATTAAAGACCCTCGCTCAGTCTATATCGATCCAGATTGCAACGAAGTCGATAATTCTGATGCTCGCTTCGCGTTCGTGTTTAGCGATATCCCACGAGATTTGTACGAAGCTGAATATCCAGAGCACGCTGATGTTGGCGGAAGCGCAGTATTTTCGAATACTGGTGATGGCTGGTTCGGCCCTGACCACGTAAGAGTGTGCGAGTATTTCAAAGCGTCTGATAAAAAAGACAAGTTTGTCTGGTTCGTTTTGCCAGAAACACAAGAGGAAATCGAAAGCTTCTGGTCTGAATTAGAACCAGAAGGTAAAGAGATATTCAAAGCGATCAAGGAAGCTGAAAAGGAAATACCGTTACAGCTTCGTACATACAAAGAGCGCGACGTTGTTCGTAAGGAAATTCACTGGTACAAGATTGCTGGCAACGTCATTATCGATGAGCGCCCGTGGCCCGGTAAGTACATTCCTATCATCAAGATTGTGGGTAAAGAAACCATCATCGATGGTCAGCTTGACATTAAAGGTCATACGCGAGCACTGCTTGATCCGCAGCGCATTTACAACATTAACGCTAGCGCGAATGTTGAATATGGAGCTTTGCAAACAAAGTCTCCGTTGACCGCTCCTGTTGAAGCTATCGAAGGTTTGGAAGAATATTATCGTACTGCAAATGTCAACAACGCTGCGATACTTCCTTATAATCAATACAATGAGGAAGGTAAGAAGCTAGACGCTCCGCAGCGATTAAACCCGCCAGTTTCATCACCTGCGTATGTGCAAGCTATGCAAATTGCACAGAACGAAATGATGATGGTTACTGGTCAATACCAAGCTCAAATGGGTGAGAATGAGAACGCCAAGTCTGGTATCGCCATTCAGCAGCGTCAGCGTCAAGGTGATAGGGCTACTTTTCATTTCTTAGACAATCAGAGTATCGGTATTCGTTATACTGGTAAAATACTCATTGACCTTATTCCTAAGATTTACGATACGAAACGAGTGTTTGAAATTGAAGCGTCTGACGGCTCTTTGATGGAGATCACGCTTGATCCAAATGCTGATGAAGCTTTGACGAAGCTTCCGAACGAAAACGAAGATGTTACAGCGCAACAGAGGATTAGGTACATTTTTAATCCGAATGTTGGCAAATATGCTGTGCAGAGTGATATTGGTCCTAATTTTGCTACACGTCGTCAAGAAGCATTTAATGCACTTACTCAGATCGCAGCGCAGAATAAAGAGTTCATGAATGTTGCTGGCGATATTCTGTGGAAGGTTGCTGACTTCCCTGAAGCTCAAGTGTTGGCGCAGCGTTGGAGACGTATCATTCCTCCGAATATTCTTGGTGACGCTCCTAACCCACAGCAAGAACAAATCATGCAGCAAGCGGCACAACAGATTGAGCAACAGCTTGCTCAGATTGCGAAGCTTGAACAAGAAGCTGCTGACAGAGCGCGTGAGTTTGAACTTAAAGAGAAAGAGTTGCAATTCCGAGCATCGGATAGAATGTTGGATAATCTGCGCGCTGATTATAAAGCGATCAATGATCGTATTACTGCGCTTGGTAATTCTGGTCCCGGTATTAGCCAAGAGCAAATTGCTCCGCTCATTCGACAAGCTATTATCGAAGCCTTACGACAAGGTGGTCCCGATGGTGATAATTTAGCGCCTCAGGAGATTGCGGCTTTGCCTGCTATCGGTGAAGGTGGTACACCTGTAGAGCCTGAGGAACCTGCTGAAGCTTCGCCAGCGCGCGAAGACATGGATGTTGGTGAACTTGAGTACGAATGATGCCAGCTTTACCGATTGAAGGTTATGACACCACTCGCGAAGATGGTGTGACGCACATTCGGCCTGTGTACGCCGCTCCGCTCCCCGTGGAGGCGGTTGCGGTTCAAGGGCAGGGGCTTATTCCCCAAGAGACGCCTGCGCTTCCTGTAGAGCTTCCTGTAGAGCGTTCTGGCGGTATCCTCGCGGACGTGGATCGCGCGCTGAGCGGTGCTGTTCGTGCGCCTTTCGACGCTTTGGATGAACGCTTATTTGGCAAGAGTGGAAAGAAAGGCACGTACCGCGAGGCTATTCAAAAGTTCTTCAATACTGGTCCGAGTGATGAAGTTAAAACTGGCGTCAATCGCTTGCTCGGTACTGGTGGAGAAGAACGTTATAAAACTTGGCCTGAGAAGTTGGTTGTTGATGCTGTAACCGGAGCGGGTGACTATATGGGAACCGATCCGACAAAAACCATGGGGATGCGTCGTGAAGATTTCACGGATGCTCCACCACCACAAGCTAAGGATGGAGCTTGGTTTAACCCTGTGCAAGCTGAGCCGATTGATAACGCCGTAAAGACTGCAATGGATGTAAGCAACTTGGCTGGCACTGGTGGATTAGCTGGTACAGGTGGCGCGGGTATGGCGCTTGGAAGTGGGCCACTACTAAAAGTTGCTCGCAAATTAGACGATGGTAAAATTCAAGTTGGTGAAAAGGGTCAAATTCACGCTGATTTGTTGAATGACGCTGAATTATACGCTGGTTTAAATAAAGTTAAAGGTGAGATGGGATTTGTTGATCCAGATGGAAAATTTTTAAGTCGTTCTGCTGCTATTGAATATGTCAATAAGAATGAGCCGCATTTAGGTAAAGATGCAAACGCAAAAGGTAGAGGATTGGAAGCTGTAAATTATAATAGCAATATTCTACGCTCAGACAACCAGTCTAGTGTGGGCATTGGCGCAGTGAGCAAATCAGAGAAGCCTTTCTATTCTGCTCTTGAAAAGTCTCTTGGCTCGATCAACCAAAATAAAGCTACTGGCGAGCAATGGCTTGGAATGCTCGCTAATAAAGGTGCTGTCAAACCTGATGAATTGCAATGGTCTGGTGTTGGTGAATTTCTAGCTGGTAAACAGAGTGTAACAAAGGCTGAAATAGATAGCTTTTTGAAAGATAATGCTTTTGGTGTGCAAGAGATTGTTAAGGGTGGTAGGTCTAAGATAGATCAAGCTTTCGCATTAGCTAAAGAGCATGGTTGGAAGCGTTGGGAAGATATCGATGCTTCAACACAAGCAAAATATCTTCAGCGTGTTTCAAGAGAAGCTGGTGATATCCCAACCAAATATCACGACTATCAATTACCCGGTGGTGAAAACTATCGAGAGTTGTTGATGACGTTGCCTAAAAGTGAAGCTGGTTTAACAGCTAAACCAGATGGTAGCAAAGGTGCTTGGAATGTTTATGATAGAAATGGAAATAAGATAGCTGAGAACTTAAATCCATCTATGTCTGAGAAAGAAGCTATTTCTTTTTCAACTAGACATAACAACAATCAATACAAATCTTCTCATTGGGATGAACCAAATATTCTTGCTCATATGCGCATGAATGATCGTAAAATGGATATTCCATTTACGGCTGATGAAATAGCGTCGAATGAATTGCGTAAGTCTATTCAGACTAAGATTGACGCTGTTCGCAAAGAGCAAGGTGCTATTGTTAAAGAAATTAGAGCGGTATCAGCGCCGCTAGAGAAAACTAGACGTGAAAGCATTCTTGCTGACAAGTCCTTGAGCAATGCTGAAAAAATGCGAAGGCTTGAAGATTATAGCGTTCCTCCTGAGCTATTACCATTGCAAGAAAAGCTAAATGCTATTCGAGCGAAAGAAGATGCTTTGCGAGCAACAATGCCCGATGAAGTAAAACCAAAGTCGGTGAAGTCATTGCACTTGGAAGAAGTTCAAAGTGATTGGCATCAAGCAGGAAGGAAGCAGGGGTATAAGCAGGACAATAAAAATAAATTGTCTGTCAAAAATGAAGGCGGCATTTGGCGAGTTCGCGATGAAAAAGGCGAACGTGTTGATTTAGATGGATCGGTAGGATTTGGTACTGAAGAATTAGCGCGTGCTGCTATTGCTAGAAACACTCGTGACATTGGAGGTGTACCAGACGCACCATTCAAAAAGAATTGGCATGAGTTAGCCCTTAAGCGAGCTATCCGTGAAGCTGCTGAGAATGGTTATGAGCGACTTTCATGGACACCGGGTGAGGCGCAAGCAGCTAGGTATGATTTGAGTAAGCAGGTGGATCAAATAAAATACTTGAAAAACGACGATGGTACTTACAACATTGTACCGTTTAAAAATAATAGTCCTATGCACGCGATCGAACGAGAAGCTGTGAGCGCGGACAAATTAGCCGATATTGTGGGCAAAGAAGTAGCTGAAAAAATTATAAAAGATCAAGGTAAGCGTGAAGGTAAAGATATTGGTGTACTTGAAGGTATAGACCTCAAGGTCGGCGGTGAAGGCATGAAAGGCTTCTATGATAACATAGTGCCTAAGACTATTGAAAAGCTTGGTAAGCAGTTTGGTGTGAAGGTGCAGACTGGTAAGTCTGGAAAAGACACGATCTACTACATTGACATTCCTCCTGCTATGCGGGATAAAGTCCTAGCCGAAGGCTTTCCGCTTTTCAGTGCAAACGTTCCGGTAATTGACAATGACCAAGCTCGTTAATTCTGGTATTTACAGAATTTACAACATAGCTAATGGAAAATTCTATATCGGTAGCGCGGTGAATTTCGCTTCGCGTTGGCATTTACATTTGTATAATTTAGATAAAGGTACTCATAGAAACAGGCATCTTCAATCTGCTTGGAATAGCTACGGCAAAGAATGTTTCATCTTTGAAATTCTTGAACGTGTTAGCAGAGAAAATTTACTAGCTGTTGAACAAGCATATTTAGATAAAACGCGGTGTTGCGACCGCGAGATAGGCTATAATCTTTACTCTGCTGCTGGAAGCCCATTTGGATCGAACAGGTCAGAAGAAAGTAAAGAAAAGCAGAGATTGATTATGATAGGTTTCAAGCATTCTGCTGATAGCATAGCTAAAATGAGAATTGCGCAAAGCAATAGATCGGATGAGACTAAAGCTAAACTATCGAAATCTAAAATCGGTCATGTTGTATCAGAAGAAACTCGTCGTAAAATAGGCGCTGCAAATAAACTATCTAATTTAGGAAGAGTTCTTTCAAAAGAAACAAGATTGAAAATTGGTGCTGCCAATAAAGGTAAAGCGGCAAAATTAGAATTATGGCCTCATGGTTGCAAATGTAAGTGCGCAATGTGTAAAGATATTAGAAATGAACTGGCGCTTAAACGAAGATATGCTAAAAGGAAAGCTGCATGAGTTTAGAGAAAAAGATAGTAACTCCTCATAGCATTTTGATAGAGCAAACTGCTCTTAAAATGGCTGCTGAAATGTATGAAATTGGCAGGTCACAAGGTTTGACCAGTAAATATAAAGACCCTCGCTCTTATGCAAGAGCGTATGTAGAAAAGTATATTCCGCTAGCGGTCAACATCCTTATAGACATGCTGGGTAATGCCAATGTACCTGCTGAGCAAAAAGAATTAATTTATGACGCAATAGCTGAGCGAACAAACGATCAGGGTTTGAGCAATAGTGGTTTGAAGGCATTTGAGAACAATACTCCGTTTATCCCTGATTGGAAGCCACCTAGTAAATTAGATTTGGCTCTCAACAAAGCTTTGAAGGATATGAGCAATGGCCAAAAAAGCAACTAAGCTGCCTGTCGCTACAAGTGCTCCGATCAGCCAAACAAAAGAGGCTCTTGAGCAAGAGCGAAAGTGGCGCGCTGAGGACGATATCCGAACCATGCAACGCGCTGCTGAAATCAAGAAAGACCCTTCGCGCGTCAAAGCTATGAAGTCGTATGCTGAGCAACAGCTTAAAGCTGTTAAGAAGTGTTGAGCATTCGATATGACACACTACACAGACTGGATGTACCAATCATCATTAGTATCTATTAAGTACGTCGTAGGTATTTAATGCAATACGCTGGTAAAGACATCCGTACAATCAGTACGCTTGAGTTGCTTCAAGCGTACAATAGTTGCCTAGCTCGTGAGCAAGAGCGCGAACAAGCTTCGAAGCATCAAAAGTTTAATTTGTTAACCGGGATGAAGTTTCCGCCGATCAATCCTGTTTTCGTACAAATGAAAAATGAAATCAAAGTTGAACTTGAAAATAGAAACATCATTGTATCCAAATAGGAAATGAAATGGCATACGATACTGACACTGACAATCAAAACGATATCAAGGTAGATGTCGCTGCGCGCTCTAGCTTAGAGAAAGCTGCTACTGAAAATGAGGTCGCTGACAACAACGAAGACGACGTAGAGAATGAAGCCGCTGACGACGAAACTGCGAGCACTGATGAAGAAACTACCGCAGACGAAAGCGGCGAAGAGGATGAAACCGCCGAAGCTGAAACCGATGAAGAACGAAAAGCGCGTGAGAAACGAGAGCGTGCTGAAAGCCGTAAAGAGCGACGAATTGATAAGCTGACTAAAGAGCGTAATGAGCTTCAACAAGAACTAGAAGCGTTGCGAAAGCAGCGCGAAGAACAACCAGTTGAAGGTTTGACTGAAGAAGAAGTTGAGCGTCGTGCCGAAGCTCTCGCGCAGCAACGATTGGCTGAGCGCGCGTTAGCTAACGATAGCAATAAGCTGCTCAAGCAAGCTCAAAAAGCTGATGAACGTTTTGACGATAATGTTGCCGACATGGCAGAGGAGCTTGGTAACATTCCTCAAAATATGATCTATATTCTTGCTAATGAGCTTGACCACGATAACGGTGGTGAAGTGCTGGCTTACGTAGCTAGCAATATTGACGAAGCTGAAGATATCTACAGGCTCGCCAATAACCCTGTGAAAATGGCACTTAAGTTGAACAAGATTTCAGATACGCTTAAAGCTAAGCCGACTTCTAAGAAAGAAGCTAAGCCACGCTCAAACGCACCTGCACCGATCCGACCAGTGACAGAGAATGGCCGTCCGGCTGTCGGTGCTTTGACTGGTAAAGAAGATATGGAAACGTTCATGCGCGTGCGCAACGCACAAGCTGAAGCGTATCGTAAGCAGAAAGGTGGTTTTTGATATGAATGTGGGCAAACATTTTCACTTTGCCCACAGTTACCCTCTTTACAAATCGGAAAAGTTTAGCTAAGTCTCAAAGTCGAAGCACCGCCCCTTAGTCGGCATCATAGGCTACTGCTCTCTCGCTTCCGTCTTGGCCCGTTTGACCATTGACCGCGCAAAACGACTGAAGTGCGCACAGTCAATATCAACATCAATCGCCAAGACGGAGCATTTCCAATGGCCAATACGTACCTTACCATTGACATGATTACTAAAGAGGCTGTGCGTCTCTTTAAGAACTCGAACCTGTTCATCAAGAATATCGACACTCAGTATGACAGCCAATTTGCACGCGATGGTGCGAAGATTGGCGACACACTGCGTATCCGCCTGCCTTCGGACTTCATTGTTACTGAAGGCCCTGCTATGCAGCTTCAGAGCAACACTCAGCAGTATACTACGCTTACGGTTTCGTCGCAGCTTAACGTTGCTACGCCGTACACGACTGCTGAGCGTACCATGAGCATTGACAACTATTCTGAGCTTGTCATGGCTCCGATGGTCAACAACCTTGCTGGTAAGGTTGCGCTTGACATTATGCTCGGTTCGGAAGGTGGTGTCTGTAACTTTGTCTCTAACGTCGATGGTAATGGTAACATTATCACCCCAACGATGGATCAGTTCTTGGAAGCTAACGCTGTTCTGGATAACAACTCTGCGAACCAGATGGATCGCCGGATTGTCAACTCTCCGAACACCGACGCTCGCACGACTGCTGGTCTTGCTGGACTGCTCAACCCTACACCTGAGATTTCGTCTCAGTTCCGTAGCGGCATGATGAAGTCTGGTCTTGGTTATGACCGCTGGTTCCGTGACCAGACTGTCATCACGCATACTTCTGGTACGTACGATGGCGCTGCTACTGTTGCCGGTGGTAATCAGACGACGGGCACTGGCGGCGGAAATATCACCGTGAGCGCGATTTCCGGAACGCTGCGTAAGGGTGACATTATCACCTTTGAAGGTGTCAACGCTGTTAACCGTGTCACCAAGCAGAGCATGGGTACGCTGCGTCAGTTCGTCGTCACTGCGGATGTTGGTAACGGCGCAACAAGCATCCCTGTCTATCCGGGTCTCATCCCAGCAGGTCCCGGTGGTGCGGATCAGCAGTACCAGACAGTTGACGCTTCGCCTCTCAACGGCGCTAGTGTCAAGATGGTGACGAAGGCTGGCGAGGTCTACCGCAAGTCGATTGCCTACACTCAGAAGGCCGTCACGATGGCTTCTGCTGACCTTGTGTTGCCACGTAAGGCTATCGAGGAAGGCGCTCGCGCTAGCTATGATGGTCTGTCGATGCGCATCATCACCGACTATCTGCCACAAAGCGATCAGCTTGCTACACGGTTGGATATTCTGTTTGGTAAGAAGTATATCCGGCCAGAATGGCTTTGTACGGTAGCGGACAGAGTTTGACTTATAAACTTTTTCCTTGCTTCTCCCTTTCGAGCGGTGTTTATTCACTTCTCGAAAGGGAAATCAAATGTCTAGGAAGAAAATAGTTGGTTGGTGTTCTGTTGAAGGCTGCCAACGTCCGCTCAAAAATTTAGGATTGTGTCAGTTTCATTATTTGAAAAAGTGGAGGGCTGAAAATCCTAGTAAAGCTAAAGGTAAACTCAGAGCGCATCCGTACTATCACCTTTGGTATGAACGAAAACAAAATGAGCAACTTTGTGATGAGTGGCTTGATTTCGAAGCGTTCATTTTGGGCGTAGGTGAAAAACCAGAAGGTGAGTTTGTTTTAGCTAGATCAAAAGAAGGTTTGTTTGGTCCAGACAATTTCGAATGGCGTGAGCACTTACGCCGCAGACCTGACGAACCACTGAAAGACTGGTGGGCTAGAAAGTTAGAAAACAGAAAGCGCCTTAATCCTAACTTAGAAAGTGATAGAAATATCAAACGTAAGTTTGGGTTAACTCGGCAAGACTACAACGCTAAGCTAGAAGCTCAAAACTATGTTTGCGCGATATGTGAAGAACAAGAGACCAGATTAGACAATAAGTCTAATTCACTTCTTAGGTTATCGGTGGATCATTGCCACGCTACAGGTAAACTTAGAGATTTGCTATGCTGGCGTTGTAACACAACAATAGGTAGAGTTGAAGAAAGTATCGAGCTTTTGGGTAAAATGATCGACTATCTAAACAAACACAAGGAATGAAAATGGCTGGTATCCTCAATACCTCGCATATCGACAACTCTAACCAATTTGATGAAATCGGCGATGATGTTACGTTTAATCGCTTAGATCAGCAGCTAGCGAGATATACAGTAGCTAACCCGCATCCGGCTTTCGGTAAAGACCCTAACATTAAAAATGAACTTGGCCATACTGAATATCCGATGTGGATTACTAGCAAGGTTACTGGTGAGCGCGTGATTGTGAAAGACGCTGATGAACGTGCGAAGCATGAAAACACAGAAGCTGTCACGACTGAGCGACAGCAGCAAAACAGCCCATGGGGTAATTCTTAATGGTACAGACGGCGCGTGACTTTTGCGAAGACGCTTTGCGCGCCGCTGGTATTATCGGTGTCGGGCAAACTGCGCTCGATCAAGATATCGTTGATGCTTTCAAAGCACTCAATAGAATGCTTGCACAATGGCAGAAACGACGTTGGTTAGTTCCTAACCTTTATAGTGTTTCTGCCGTCGCCAACGGCGCTAAGTCGAACCTGATTGGTCCCGGTCAGTATTACAATGCAGCGCGGCCTGATAAAATTCAGGCTGCTTACTTTCGTCAAATTGGCGCTGATTTAGGTGGACCGAACCAAGTAACATTCCCATTAATCCGAATTAACTCATGGGAAGACTACTCACTGTTGGCATTGAAAGAGCTTCGCTCTTGGCCGCAGTATTTCTTTTACGATGCTGCTTATCCATATGGAAATGTGTATGTCTGGCCTATTCCAGACAACACATACGAAGTCAGCTTAGTGCTGAAAGGTCCTATTGGGTTTACAACACAGATCGCAGATGGTCGAGTTGATACTATCGGTTCCGGGTATCAAGACGGAAATCATATAGCAATTGATCTTTTGAACGTCGAAGGTTTCGGATATGAAGCGACCGCAAATGCCACCGTTTTAGGCGGTGAAATCACAGCGTTCGAAATTCAAAACCCCGGTAACGGCTACAAGATAGGTGACGTGTTGACGCTCAACACGTTCAACATGGGCGGTATCGGTGAGGGTTTTACCTACACTGTAACGAACGTCACTGACGAACTCGACAGCGAATTTACAATGCCGCCTGATTACGAAGAAGCGGTATTGTATAATCTCGTCGTTCGTCTTGTTGCGAATTACGGCTACCCTGCTCAACCAGTTCAAGGTGCGTTAGCTGTCAAAGCTCTAAATACTATTCGAAACGCTAACGCTCAAATTCCGTCGTTGCAGATGCCACAAGCGTATCGCTGGAATAGAGGCGGCAACTTCTATATCTTTAACGCGGACAATCAGTAATGTCGCGTATCGCACTCAATGGTCAATCGTATCAGGGAAAGAGTATCATTTCCTCTGGTCAAGAGTGCGTCAACCTGTATGGTGAGTATGCTTCTGCTCCACCTCCGGGCGATCCACAAGCGCCTGTACCAGTGACGTATTATCCTTTCGCTGGAACGGCGTTTCTCGCTAATGCTCAATTTGCTGGCAAGGTTCGTTGCGTATATCGCACAAGTCGCGATACTGCTTATGTTGTTATCAATCAGAATGTTTACTTCCTAGCTGCCAACTTCGTATTGGTTCCTGTCGGTGTGATAGCAGATAACCAAAGTCAGATCGTCATGTCTGATAACGGCATTGTCGTTGTCTTAGTTGACGGCCCAAATGGCTGGGTTATCAACATGGCAGACAATCAGTTCGCTCAGATTATTGACCCTAACTTTTACGGTGCTGATTTTGTCGCCTTTATTGATACATTTTTGGTATTCAATGTTCCAAGAACAAATCAATTTTATCTGAGCTTAGGTTATGCTGACTTCGCTATGTTCACAAGCGGTAACGCATTTGATCCGCTAGACATAGCTGCCAAAACTGGCTTCTCAGACAATATTGTGGGCATCATAGCAGTTCACAACGAACTATGGTTGATTGGTGAGTTAACTTGCGAAGTTTGGATAGGCACTGGCGCTGCTGATTTTTATTTTCAACGTCAACAAGGTGCGTTCATTCAACATGGATGTGCAGCTAAATACTCGATAGCTCAACAAGACAATCTTGTCTTCTTTGTCATGCAAGATCAGCAAGGCAGAGGTATCATTGTTCAAGGGGAAGGTTATCAGCTAAAAGAGATTTCTACGCCGCGTGTCGTATCTGATATTCGCAAATATGCTGATATGACAGATGGAATAGGAATGTGCTTTCAGGTCGATGACCATCCTTACTACAGTATCGTATTTCCTACCGCAGATCGTGGTTGGTTGTACGATTTGAAAACTGGTCTTTGGTCTGAGTGGCTTTGGCTAGATAGTAACGGTAACTTTCATCGCCCGCGTGCTAACGCAGCGGCATTTGTCTATGGTAGAAATGTTGTCGGTGACTGGCAGAATGGAAACATCTTGGAATTGAACCCTGATGTTTTCACAGACTATACGAACGCTGCTACGCCGATTTCTCGCATTAAGACCTTCCCGCATATTCTCGGTGATAAATTCCAACGTATGTCTGGTAGGACATTCACGGCTGATATGGAACCGGGAACGACTGCTGATTTAGAAGATGACCCTAAAGTATGGCTCAGTTGGTCTGATGACCGTGGCGCGACTTACGGCAATGCTATTCCGCAATCGTTAGGTCGTACTGGTCAATATCTAACAACACTGTCTTGGAATAGGCTTGGTCAGTCGCGCGATAGAATTTACAAGCTTCAGTGGTCCTCTCCTGTGCGAACCGCTCTTAACGGCGGTTTCATTGAAGGAAAGGCATCGTTGTCATGAGGCGATTGCCAGTTCCTAATTTGAACGCTCCGTTAGTTGATATGGTCTTAGGCAGAGTGCTCAGACCATGGAACAACTTTTTCATGCAGTTTACGCAAGATGCTCCTGCTGTAAACGACATACTGGTAACAGGTTCGCCGCTATCTTTCACCACTAGCTCAGGTGGGACACTATCTGTAGTTGGTGGCACTGTTTCGAGCATTGTCATAGTACGCGGTCAAGTCACAATACCTGTAGCTAGTTCTACAGCTAATCCGGTTTTAGTACCGCTTTCTATAGGCGATACTGCTGTAATCACCTATAGCGTAGCCCCAACAGTGAGGTTTTTAGGTGACTAGTATCATCATAGCTCACGATTATGATATGCGTTCGCTTGTATTTGAAGCAGAAGCTATCATGAAAGAAATGCCTCAAGTCGAGATAGAAGTTAAGCATCATTTCTCTAAAGATGTTTACGCTAGAGAAATTACTATTCCTGCTGGTGTGACATTGGTTGGTGAAATTCACAAATTCGAGAACCTAAACATTTTATCCAAAGGTCGAATGAAGGTTTTAACTGAAGATGGAATTGTTGAAGTTGAAGCGCCGTTTACTGTCGTATCGCCTCCGGGCACTAAGAGGATTGCCTACACTCTGACAGAATGTGTTTGGACAACTATCCACGGAACTAGCGAGAAAGATGTTGACGTTATTGGTTCAATCTTCATCGCTAAATCTGAGCAAGAATGGTTAGAGTTTGCTAACTCTGCTCAACTCGAATTAGGATTTAAGTAAGATGTTAAACTGTGATGGACTGAGCAAAGAGCACTGGTTTAACGATGTTGATTACGAAGCTAATCAACTTTGCTCTGCATGGGTGGCTACTGCTGTTATCGGCTCTGCTGTCATCGGTGCTGGTGCGACTGCTTACGCAGCTAATCGAGCATCAGAAGCTCAACAGAACGCCGCGAACAAAGCTGCTAATACGCAGCTTCAGATGTATGAGACTACGCGCGGTGACCTTGCTCCGTATCGTCAGATCGGTGAGCAAGCTACTGGTAGCATGAGCAATCGTCTGGACGAATTAACTGGCGGTATCGACATTGATGATAAGCTCAACGATCCTAACAGTATTTCCAGCAAAGCTTTAGCTTTCCAAACGAAATACGGCAATAAAGCTATTGAGAACTCTGCGGCGGCTCGTGGTTTAGGTGCTTCTGGCGCTGCTATGCGTGGCATCGCGGATTATACGACTGGTGCTGCAAATCAGCATTACAAAGACTTATTTGCCATGGAGAATACAAACCAGACGAATGCTTACAATCGGCTACTGAGCCTCATTCAAGCTGGTGGTAATGCTGCGGCTCAAACTAGTCAAGCCGGAACCAGTGCCGCGCAAACTGCTGGTAGCGCGCAAATGGCTGGCGGCAATGCGGCTGCTGCTGGTTACAACGCTATGGGTGGTGCAGTATCGAATGCTGCTAATAACATTGGCGGATACTACGCAAATCAATTCCGTAATAGTGGAAGTATGTATAGCCAACCACAGAGCGCCGCTGTTGGTAATCCGACACAGATCGGGAGCTTATATTAATGGCTGAAATCAGCGCAGATACCAGCTCTTACCCGAAACCTCCTGCTCCGGTCAATATGCTTGACCAAATGCAGAAGTGGGGTGCTTTAGATCAGCAAAAATTACAAATCGAAGCTGGCAAATTAGAGCTTGTTCAAAAGCAGCTTGGTGCAATGTCGTCCGAGCTTTCGAACATGCTCGATACTCCGAATATGACAAAGGATCAAGCTGTTCAACAATTGAACAGCTTCGCAGATACTACAAAAATGCCGCCAGAAGTGCGGCAAAAAATGCTTAACGAATTGCATCAATCTCCTGATGTAAGTTCGTTTGCACGTAAGAATTTATTGCGTGCAATGGACACTCAACAGCGCATTGACGCTACATTAGGTCGAACGTCTCTGATTAATCGCGGCCCGGATCAAGTTCCTGCTGTGGTGAAAACCGGCAAAGCTCCACAGCAAATCGGACTTCCCATAGCTGTGGGCACGTCACCTGAAACATCAGGTTCACCAACACCAATTTACAACCCACAGACAGGCACTTATTCACAAGGCACGCGCGGTCAATACGAAAGCAATGCTGGTGTACCGCCGTTACCTGTTGATATGTACGGAGCGCCAAACCGACAGCAACAAGCCGCTCAACCGCAAAGGCAACCGCCTGCTGCTCCACCAGTAGACGCACAGCAGTCTATTGCTCAATTGAATAAAGAGCGGCAGGAAGGTACGGTTACAATGGACCGTATGAAGCCTGTTGCTCAAGCCATACCGCTCATTGAAACCGGCATTAAAACTGGTGTCGGTACGCCACAATTTTACAAAGCTGTTTCTGCGCTGACTAATCTTGGTTGGATTACCGATAACGATAAGAACCCTGCTGTGATTATAAGCAAGATTAACAAAAAGCTTGAGCAACTTGCTCGCGAAAGCGGAACGCGGTCAGATGCTGATCTTGCTGCGGCCGTGCGATCCAATCCCAATCCTAATTCGCAATTGAATACGGCTTTGCTGGATTTGACAAAGGATGCTGTCAGCCAAGCTTATATGAAATCTGCTCGTGCGCTTACTTATGATGGTCCAGACGATCAGTATACAACTAGATCGTCGCGTGTCGCAGCTAGTCAAAATCCAGAGGCTTATCGCTTGTTGTTAGAAAGCCCTGAAAAAAGACGTGCTATCTTTACCGATATGATGGCTAAAGCTGAAGCTGGTGATAAGCGAGCACAGGCGTTCATTCGCTCTTACAACAACGCAATCAAACTTAATGCTTATAGTGGTCCGGTGAAATAATGGACTTTAACGATAGAGCTAGTGCAGCGAAGATTGCAATTGCGAACGGTCAGTTCGATCCGCAAGGCATGAACTCTACTGATTTTACAAGTGGTGTTGCTCGGCCTGTACGCAAAGATGATAGTTGGAAGCAAGGTCTTGACTTCGACGCTATGGAAAAGAGCATTGGTGGTAAGGTCAATAATGATGCCGACTGGAAACAGGGCTTAGACTTCGATGCGATGGAGGGTTCGCTAGGTCCTGTCTCTAATAACCCACAACAAAGCGTGCAACGTGTTGACGGTGTAACTCAGGTAAAGCCAATTACACCTAGTGCAGGAGCTACCGCAGGAGCTAAAACCCCTAGCCATCTTCAGGCATTTGACAAGCTACCGTCTGTCATCGAAGGAGCTAAGCAGGGTGTCTACGATGTTGCCAATCTCATTCCGTATGTTGTCGGTAAAGGTCTAGACTGGGTAGCTCCAAATAGCAATGCTGCGAAGATACATCGCGAGATTAACGCCAAAGCGGTTGCGGATCGCCGTGACTTTGAAACACTGTACCCTGATACCATCTCTCCGGAGGGCATAGGGCGCATTATTGGTCAAGGGGTGGCAACTGCTCCAGCCCTTCCCGCGCGCTTCATCAGCGGCGTTCGCACGGCTGCTGAGAGCCTTCCATATGTGGGTAAACTGGCAGGTAGCGTCGCCGCTGGTGGAACCGCTGGCGGCGTCTTTGGCGCTTTAACCTCTGCTGGTACAGATAAGAAATTCTTACCGCACATGGCTGAGAATATTGGCTATGGTGCTGTAGGTGGTCCGATCATCGATACTGCTATCGGCGCAATCAGTAAAGGTGCTGGGGCTGCTGGCAATGCAGTTAGGAACTATCGCGCTTCTCGTGAAATGGCTGATGCTGGGTTAGATGTTGCCGGTGTTCGCAACATTTCTGATAGATTAGAAGCTGCTGGATTGACACCGGCGCAAGCTAAAGCTGCTTTGAATAAGATGGGACCGGAAGCAACCATAGGCGATATTGATGAAATGCTTATGCGTGAGGTTGGTGGCATTATTCAAGGTGGTGGTAAACCCGGCAGTGTTGCTGTTGGACGATATAAAGCACGCGAAAATGCTGCTGATGAGAGAATGTCTGACATTCTAACTGATAGGCTTGGTGTAAAGCCAAATCAAGAGGCTGAAGTTGAAGCGGCAAAAAGCTATGCACAAAGCGTAGCTGGCCCGCATTACACTAGAGCTAAAGCTAGCAACATGGCTCTGGACGCCGAACCAATCGCCAGAAAGATTGATGATGTTTTAGAAACTGCCGTTGGTGATACCGCAAGCGAACTGCAAAAAGTTCGCGGATGGCTGTATGATCGCAGCGGAAACATAAAAACAGATACAAAAACTCTGCTTTCAGTAAGGCAAGAATTAGATAGTCATATTGAAAAGCTTAAAAAAGCCTCTGATACGGCCGGTAAGAATGCTCGAAATGCTCTGACCGATGTTCGAAAAGATTTAGATAAGGTGCTGAAGCAAAACGTTGATTTGGCGGATGGTGACGCAGCGTTTGCAAAGCACATGGAAGACTTCGGCGGCATGCAATTCGGCATCGATACGCTGAAGCGAAAAGTCAAACTTGATGACTTTAACGAAACTTGGAGAAACGCATCGCCAGAAAAGCGCGAGTATATTCGCAAAGGTCTGCATAGCGAGCTTGGCGATTTGATGGAATTAGCTACTCGTGGTGAATTGTCTGAAGCTCAGCGATTAATCGGTAAGTCTAAAGTCAATCGCGAAGCTATGCGTAAAGCTTTCGGGCGTGACGGTGAGCGATTGCTTGACGATATTGAAAGCGAAATTGCCATGCGCGCGACCAATCGATGGTCAAGGCAGCAATCATCGACTGCGGCTAACCTAGCTGTGAGAGACCGCTATAAATTAGACAATGAAGCTATGGGAAGTGGACCACTCGGTCTCGCTTTGGACGTTGCTACACAAACGCCCGGTGTCGGTACAGCCATTGGTTACGGTCGAGATAAACTCACAAAGATCAGGCGAGGGCGTGCAGAAAAGTCGCTTGAGAGTATGCGCGAAACTTCTGGTGACATTCTGTCACGCAACATCGCTCAAGGTCGCAACGAAGCCCTTGACGCAGTTGAGCGTATCCGGCAAATTGACAAACCAAAGGCTTCATCGCAGCGCGGTAAACGCTTACGTGACATGGGAATTTACATCGTACCTGCTTCGAAAACAGGTATAGATTACGGTTACGATCAAGTAAAAAGCTTACCTTACGTTGGTAAGTAGCTTCATCGTTAAACCGATTGCACCAAGGACTAGGCCAAACACAATGCAGCCGATTAAGAAATCCCAACTGATTAACCAAGCTGCCCACAAACACCAAGCAACTCGCATGGGCCATTCACGCTTTAGAAAGCTCATTGTAGCTTTGTCCTTCTTAATTCCTGCGACTGCGCTTGCTCAGAACAACGCGAGTTTGCTTCCTAACGCCGTTCAACAATTTTTCGACAATAACGGCAAACCGCTTTCTGCTGGTAAGGTTGACTTTTACGTACCTAATTCGAGTGCTCGTAAATCTATTTGGTTAGACGCTACAAAGTCAACACCTCTCCCTAATCCAGTTACGCTGAATGCTGCTGGTCGCCCTAACGGCGATCAGGGTATCTATGGCGATGGTCAGTACCGTCAAGTGCTCAAGGATCGCAACGGCGTTATCATTTGGGATCGCCTGACTTCTTCTGCTGGTGCAGGTGGCGGTGGAGGCGGTGGTGGTGATGGTGAAGCTGTCGGCACCATGAAAATGTATGCCGGTTTCGTTGCACCTACCAACTACCAGTTCACGTATGGTCAAGAGCTTTCGCGCACAACTTATAGCGCGCTCTTTACTGCGTTAACATCTATTCAGGCTGTTTTCTGCACGTCCGGCAGTCCGACGTTGACTGGCATTGGTGACACGTCACAGCTTAGTGTGGGCACAAAGGTTGAAGCATCGTGTATTCCAGCAGGTTCGCAAGTTATCTCAAAGACTTCAAACTCTGTCACTATCAATAACAATGCGATTACCTCTACTGACACCGAAGCTCTTTTCTTTCCATGGGGTAATGGTGACGGCAGCACAACGTTTAACGCTCCTGATTTTCGTGGTCGCGCTCCTGTTGGTCGCGACAATATGGGCGGTGTGATCGCTGCTGTTTTGACTTCTCAGTATTTTGGGACAAATCCTGATGCTTTAGCTGCTATTGGAGGCTCACAAAGTTCTACTTTGGTTCAAGCTAACTTGCCAAGCGTTTCACCAACATTTACCGGCGCTGTTCAACCGATATCTGTTAACAGTACACAAAACGATTTTGGTCGAAATCCAGCTTCGCAAGCATTTACTCCGGGCGGGACACCATTTTTAAATTATTTATCTAGCGCAACAGTAGTTTCTACAGGTTTGTTTCAACCAGAAGGTACAATCGCTGCGCTTGGTAACGATACGCCATTTTCTAACGTGCAGCCTTCGCTCACAACCAATATCATCATCAAAGTTACGCCTGATAGCGGTGGTGGCGGAGGTGGTAGCGGCTCTGTCACTGCTTTCTCATTTAGCGATATGAATGGATTTGTTGGCTCTGTAGCTAACCCTACAACCACTCCAAACCTTATTCTAAGCCTCAGTGTTTCAGGAATGCTTAAAGGTGTCGGTGGTCAGATGTTGACCGCAGCACCTTGTGTCGATTACCAGCCGTTAATCAGCTTAACTACACTTGGCTCTGCTGGTGCAGCTACGTTTGATTGTAATACAGGTATCTTGAACATACCGCAGTATTCAGGTGGAGGTGGTAGTGGTGGTGTGACCAATCCAACACTTGTTTCAACAACACCGTACACACCTACCAACGCAGATACGTTTCTTTGTGTGAATGTCGGTGGACCTGCAACAATCAATCTTCAGTCGTTAGGTTCTCGCGGTAATCTCAACCTTGGGATTGTTGATTGCTCTGGTAACGCAAGCACAAATAACATCAGTATTGTTCCAAATGGCTCAGACGTTATTGCTGGTATCTACAATAGCGGAAACCCGTTAAAAGTGACAACTGATTACGGTGGCTGGAACATTCTTCCTATTGGTACAGCATGGGCTATCGATCCTAACGATATGTCCGGTAGCTCGTCTGCAATCCCGGCGCAAGCCGCTACGTTGAAGGGCAATCCGACCGCTACAAACGGAACAATGCAAGATATTAGCATTGGAGCTTTACCTAACATCGGTACACCTAACCCGACAGACGATAAAATTCTGATTTACGACAACGCTAACAACGTATTCAAATATGTCACACCTTCCAACTTGGGTAGTGGCAGCAGCGGTACTGTTACCAGCGTTTCTGTTGTATCAGCTAATGGGTTAGCTGGTTCTGTCGCTAACGCGACGACGACACCAGCCATTACACTTTCTACATCTGTTACTGGTGTGTTGAAAGGTAATGGTGCTGCTATTTCAGCAGCGGTAAATTCAGATTTGCCCACAATGACATCGTCTGTTGGTGGCGCGGTTCCTACTCCTCCTAATAACACTACTGATTTTCTCAGGGGGGATGGCACATGGGCTGTGCCTCCTAGTGGCGGTACGCCGGGGGGATCGACTACGCAGCTTCAGTACAACAATGCTGGCAGCTTTGGTGGTATCACTGGCGCAACAACCGATGGAACGACACTAACCCTTGTCGCGCCAGTGCTAGGCACTCCTGCCAGCGTGACGCTGACTAACGCTACAGGGCTTCCTATCGCAAGTGGTGTATCCGGCCTTGGTACTGGCATTGCTACCGCTCTTGGTGTTAATGTTGGGAGCGCAGGCGCACCAGTTCTTTTCAACGGCGCTCTTGGTACGCCATCGTCTGGTACTCTTACAAACGCCACCGGATTACCTATTTCTGGAATTACAGGTTTAGGCTCTGGCGTCGGAACGTGGCTTGCTACTCCGTCATCGGCCAATCTAGCCACCGCTGTAACCGATGAAACTGGTTCTGGTGCTTTAGTGTTCGGCACCAGTCCAACAATTTCTGGCGCGACTGTCTCAGGAGGTACGATAAACAACACTCCTATCGGCGGTACGACTAAAGCGGCTGGTGGATTTACTACTATCGACGCCACTGGCGCAGTCACGCTGTCTGGTATCCCCGGCTCTGGTACTATTGCGTCTAGCATTTGCGCAACGTCTGGCGGTGCTTTGATCGCGCAAGCTGGCGCAAATTGTTACGCTGGTGGCTCTGCGGCTGCTGGCGGTAACAATACCAACGTACAATATAATTCTTCCGGTGTGTTGGCCGGTACTGACGGTTTCGTTTTCGACGGAACTAGTCAAGTCAGTCTCGGTATTTCAGGAACAAACGTGGGCAAACTGGTTTTTGCTAATGCTACTTCTGGCAGCATTACGCTTGAACCTACGACTGGCGCATTAGGTTCAACGGTGTTGACACTCCCTACTGGTTCAACAACTTTGATTGGCGCTGGCACCACAGCAACGTTTACAAACAAGACCTACGACACAGCCGGAACCGGCAATAGCTTCTCTATCAATGGTGTGGCTGTCACGACCAACACAGGTACAGGCGCTGTCGCGCGAGCCGTAAGCCCCGCTTTCACTACGCCCGATCTTGGTACGCCCAGCGCCGCTGTACTGACAAACGCCACTGGCTTGCCGGTCGGTAGCGGTATCAGCGGCTTAGGCACGGGTGTAGCTACCTTCCTCGCAACGCCCTCAAGCGTGAACCTTGCTGCGGCGGTGACTGATGAAACTGGGACAGGTGCGCTTGTTTTTGCAACTTCACCAACATTGGTCACACCCACACTCGGTGTTGCGACTGCTACCAGCGTCAACGGCAACACGTTTACGACCGGTACGTACACGTTGACAGGTGCAGCGAGCAAGACGCTGACTTTCAACAATAGCCTGACACTAGCTGGCACAGACGCGACAACGTTGACGTTCGGCCCTACTGATACTTATTATGGTATCACGCGCATAGCTAACGCGCAGACGGGCACGACCTACACGCTAGTTCTGTCTGACGCAGGCAAGTATGTCACTCTTGACAATGCTGCTGCCATCACAATGACAGTACCCCTAAATTCGAGCGTGGCATTCCCGGTCGGTACTCAAATCGACTTCGCTCAACTTGGTGCTGGTCAAGTAACCTTCGCTGCGACTGGTGGCGTCACCATCAATTCGGACACCAGTAAACTAAAGATTGGCGTGCGCTACGGTGGAGCGACACTAATTAAAACCGCGACCGACACTTGGCTCCTGATTGGAAATCTTTCGACATGATTAGGGCACTCATTGCCGTCATCTTTGCTGCATTTGCCATCACAGGCAGTCTTGCTGCGTCCCATATTTCTTTTGGGACATATGTTTCGGCTGCTGCACCGGTTGGCAATCTGGTGTCGCCAATCTATTTCTTTTCTATTATCTCCCACGGAATATTGTATTCTTCTGTTCAAGGCTCAACTTACGATAATGCCGACACTGACACTATTAACAGACAAGTCATCCCGGTTTCGGGCACACTGACTGATTTGTACGTCAGAGCATACTCAACTGGCGGCAGCCTAACTCTGTACAAAAATGGTAGTGCCACGACGCTATCATGCACCACGTCATCAGGCACTTGTAACGATGCTGGCCCGCCGGTGTCAGTCACGGCAGGGGACTTATTGTCGTTTGTTGGCACCACCAATCAAACATCAGTAGGAATGAAATTTGAAGCGTCGTCGGGGCAGCATCAACCTCTGATGACTGGTGCAGTTGTCTGCCCTGCCTCAACTTGTTATCAGCCGTTGAATGGTGCAAACCTCGGCGGACTTACCGCTATTGGCACCGCTGAAATTATCTTGCCTACTGACGGCGTAATTGACCATTTGTATGTCAATCTCTACAACACAGTGCCTAGCGGCACAGTAGTAACCTTAGTTAAGAATGGTAGCGATGCCGCTCTTACTTGCACAGTCGCGTCATCAGGTTCTACCTGCACCGATTTGAGTAATTCGGTTTCTTTTTCCGCAGGTGATAAAGTTGTTTTGAAAACAACAGCAGCGGGGGGTAACGCCACTGGTGGTATAAGTGTAAGATGGACGCCAACTACAACTGGCGAAGCTATTGTAGCTTACACAAACCTAGGATATTCTATCACTAACAATGCGACCAGATACTCAAATTTTGTTTACAGATTTGAGGCATCTGAATATGCGAACATCATTTCTTATGCTTCGACCGTCAAGAAACTGCGTGTTGACTTCACTACGGCTCCGTCATCTGGCAAGTCTTATGCTTTCACAGTGCGCAAAGGTAACGGCGCTTCGCAGTCCGATACGTCAGTGACCTGCACAATTTCAAACACTGCGACCAGTTGCAACGACGCTAGTAACACAACGACGTTGACGGCAGGGCAGGCTATTGACTTGAAATCAATACCATCAGGAACACCTACGAATCCCGGCAATAACTGGTTTTCGATGGTCGTGACACCATGAGGAAAGAAATGTACAAGCTAATACACGCTCTGTTTTTCATTGCTATCCTTTCATCAGGATTAGCCCAAGCTCAAAGCGATAGCGGGCTTTTGCCTCCTAATACGCTTTCTGGCAATGCTACTGGTACGAGAGGTGCTGCTAGGCCAGTCTCTATTGGTACGTCTGGTGCGACCGTTCCATTACTGAACGGAAATAACACTTACAGCGGTAGCGCTACTTTTCAAGGTAGCTTTTCGCTTACCAGCTTGTTTAACTGCATGCTCGGTACGAATGGCGCTGGTCTGGTTGGTTGTATATCCTCTGGTATCAGTGGGATATACGATGTCAAAAGCTATGGCGCTGCTTGCGACGGCTCCACTGACGACTATTCGGCCATCATGAACGCCATATCAGCAGCGCAAGCGGCTGGCGGTGGCACTGTCATGTTTCCGGGTGGCAAATGCGCGACAACTCAAATGATTGCTATCAGCGGAGCACCTGACGGCTATACCAAAGTCACCCTCAAAGGGCAAGGTCAGTATGCTTCATGGTTAGTTGGTAAAGGCCCGTCTTTCACAGGCGCGTGCCTAGTCCAATTTGGTGGTCAAGGCCGCGTTGAAGGAATGTCCTTTAATAATGGGAGCCAAATTGGCGTCACTGGTGTATCTATGCACGGTGTTTGTAACAATCGGCCTTATGGTGGTGGCGGCGTAGATCATCTGACCATTGAAAATTCGTTGTTCTTTGGTTTCGGCCTTAGTGGTAATAATTGTGTGTACAACACTGGTGCTCAACAAGCTACAACTTCCGTGTTCAACAGCACTTTCAATTATTGCTGGCATGGGTATAAGGCTGATACTTGGGATGTTGGGGCTGTCATTCAGGAGAACCATATGTTCAACGTGGTTCAAGGTATCATTCTTGACGGTACCGCTAACGCTGTTGAGGGTGTGAACATTCTCAACAATGAAATACTAGCTGGTGATCCGCGCAGCGGTGCGACGGCGTTTCGCCCGCTAGATATCGTCAATGCTTGTTATGATTGTCATATTGCTTTTAACGTTTTTGACGCTGCGCCTGTCGGTGTAGGTAACTACTGCACCACTAGCGGGTTGAGCCGTGCCGTGCGAATACAAGGTAGCGCGACTACATCTTTTGTAACAAATTGGATGGCCAAAGGCTTCTTAGCCAATGGTTCGTATAACATCGGATTGCGCCTGACCGGTAACACTTTCCCGGATGGATGTAACGCCTTCATTGAGAATGCTACAGGCTTCACTGCAAGTTCAAATTGGGCATTTGCTGGGTCAGCTAGCGGTCAATGGTTAAGTGTAGTAAACAGCCAAAATTTCTCAGTAACGAACAACATAGCTTTCGGCCCGACAGGCGGCATAGCTGTCGGCGGTACGGTCGCGAACTGTACCTTTGGAAATAATGTAGTTACTGGCCCTAGTGCTATGGGCGCACCTTGTGTTTCAACTGGAAACGTCGGCCCATGAAAACTCTTATCGCATTGCTCTTGATGACTTCAGCGGCTTTTGCTCAAACGAAAGAATACGCAGTAAAACTAACACCAGAGGAAGTCAATCAAGTATACTCTTTGCTTCAAATGCAGCCATATAAAGATGTGGCTGCACTTATAGCTAAATTACAAATACAAATCACTGAACAAAATAAATCAGCAGAGGCGAAGAAGTGAAACTGCCCGCGCAATATGCTTGGCTTGAAAAAGAGCCGGGACCGAAAATGATCCTAGAAGCCCTGAAACTTTACGGGACATTAGAAAAGCCGGGAAAGGGTGATAACCCTGTCATCATGGGATGGGCCAAGGCTTTGAAACTGACGGCTGTTTATTCGCATGATAGCGTCCCGTGGTGTGGTCTTTTTATGGCATACGTTGCGCTGCGCGCTGGTAAACCAATCGCTCAGGCTCCTCTGTGGGCGCTTTCATGGGCCGATGAAGGAACACGCGTGAAAGTCGCGATGTTGGGCGACATTTTGACTTTTAAGCGTAGCGGTGGTGGTCACGTTGGGTTATATGTAGGCGAAGACAGCACAGCGTATCACGTACTAGGCGGGAACCAATCGGATAAAGTTTGTATCGCGAGAATTGCAAAATCCAGACTTTATCAAATACGCCGACCAAAATATATAAATCAACCAAAGAATATAAGAATAATCAAATTAAAAGCAACTGGTTCTTTATCAACTGACGAAAGGTAACAAAATGGCTGACAACACTACTCCTACTTTTACTAACCCGCTTCAGAACAACTCTACTGCGGTAGCTGTCATTAGTTATCTTGCTGGTATTGCTGCTACAAAGCTCACGTTCTTTGATCTCGCAACATGGAATTACATTTTCATGGCGCTTGGCGGTTTGATCTTTGCTCTTTGGCAGTTCTTCATCACTCGCAAGACCACTGTTGTTGCGACAGCAGCCAACTTACCGGAAGTCGATAAAATCGAACTCAACCGAACCGCTCCGAATGCTCAGGGTCTTTATGACGCTACGCCTGAAAACGTGACGATGCGATAATGTCACTATCAGTCATAGCCAATATCGTACTACTCCTGCTGAAAATAATCGACGGCCTTACTAGCTATCTGTATCAGCAAAAGTATCAAGATATTGGCTATGACAAAGCTATGGCTGAAATGACAGCATCGACGCTTAAAAGGTCTGAGTATGCCAACAAGATCATGGCTAAGATATCCAATCTTGACAATGACGCTGTTGATGACTTCTTGCAGCGCATTGAAGATCAAAGGACCGGAAATAACGCTTAACAGCTTTTGCTCCGAGTACAAGCAAATTATAAAGCAAAAAGGTGATGCTGCTAGCTTGAAAGGTGTTAACCTGTCAGTCAAGCGAGCTATCGCTGCGAATGAGGAAAATTATGAATGTCAATGTACCGATGGTGACGCTCCTAACTTCTGCCTAGCAAAGTGAGACAGAAATGCCCACATTAGACCTGACGTTTCGCGTTAGCGATGTTCTGCAATTGTTAATGTGGGCAGCCCTAGGGGTAGGTTTCTTCATCAACATTCGAGACAAGTTGAATAGCCAAACTCACTCTCTCGATATGCAGAACCTTAAGCTAGATCATTATGGCGATGAACTCAGGAGCTTAAAAAGCTCCATGGGTAATGTTTCAACTGTCATGACTGCTATGGCGGTTCAAAAGGAACGCCTTGAGGGTATTGAGAGTGACGTTCGCGATCTAAAGCACGGTCGCGGGTTTATTCGTGGCGAACATGGAATAGAACGCGAGTGGTCTAAGACGCAGAGTTAAAGCCCCTTGCGGGGCTTTTATTGTCACAGATACGCGAAAGCTTCCTGCACTTTGCAGTGATAAGGTTTGCCGGTCAAATCTTCGTTGTTAAACGAATGACCACCAAAGATGATCCATCCGTGCTTGTAGCAATAATCAGCATTGACTGGTTCAGGAGCATTGCGAAAAAGATGCTCAATTGATGCTTTTTGATAGTCTTGATAAAACTGCTTCGCGAAATTAAGAGCTTCTGCGCGGGTCATTTGCTATCTCCATTGCTGATAGAGCTACTTTATCAAATAGCTCTATCAAGTCAATAGTGATTTTCAACTTTTTTGAATTATTTTATTGTGCAGTGTGTCAATACAGCTTCTCAAAGTCATATCGATCCTTGATATGAGCTAGGAAATACTTTCCGACGCTATCTGCTTCCTTCATACCTTCGTAAACATCCTCTGGAACATCACTGTAGACGTAAGTTCCACCTTTGTTGAAGGTGACTTGAAGCTTGTGTTCTTCATCGTCATAACCGAAGCTCGAAAGCAGGCTAGAGGACACATTGTGGATTTCCATCGTCATTTGTAGTTCCCTTCAAGATATTCTTTCATTTCGATACGTGCTTCATAAAGCGCGTTCATGATCTTTTGAAGTTTTGTCTCTCTGTCAAGCAAATCGTCAATCGTTGATCCTGCATCATCACTTTTGTTGTCAATATTATTTCGCAGTCTAGCGAAAACGGCTTGACCATAGCGAGCTTCTGCATTCGCTTTTTCGATGAATTGAATAGCTTCTAAGAACTCCGCTCGCATCACTTCACCTTTACCAATACACCGTTGACCATTTCACCTTGAGCATACCATGTGTGTGGCTTGGGGTAATGAGGACCTTCAAGCGTGATCGAACCTGTGTAATTAGACAAATCAGGACCAAGACCGGGGTTGTAGCAATTAACAGGCGCGAAACTGGAGCTTACCACGTTATTGGCATCCATATATTTCTTAACAGCAAGCTTCAACTCTTTCTTCGTCTTGAAGTTCCGTACCGTGTAAGCCATCACCAAAACTCCATCTGTTTAGGTCTAGTTAGATATCCGATATCGTACAGGATATCGTTAGCTGCGTCAACATAATATTTTCGATCTAGATCATCTGGCATGTCTGTGGGCATATCCATACACGGCATGCAATTGTCAGTCTTTGGAACTTTGTTTCCAGTTGTTACATACCGTAAGCAGTCTTGACTTCTGGTAGAGCTATACCAACGTACCACTTTACCTAAGTAATCGTTTCTAAACGCTGCGCCGCCTTTGACATTTCTAACAGTAACAAACCGTGTCAAATCTTGACAATTCATTACAGTTTCTTCTATCGGTATTCCTTTACTCAAAAACTCTTTAATTGCATCTGAGCAAATAAGCATGATCGGGTTATTGTCAAGCTGCGTTCCGCTTTGGCTACCGACTTCACTATACGGTCCTTTTACTTTAACTTCGCCGTCGTTCTTAACAGCAAAATACGCATTAACGTCGCGAGCATAATAAGCATCGTAATTCGTGTCTTCTAGCTGAAAGCCTGTGCGCCTCTCCCACTCGTGCCACCAATACTGTAATATTTCCTCTTGGCTTTCATGATAATATACCACAAGCCCGTCTGTGTTAGCGCTCACAATTTCCATACCGTTACAAGTTAGCATTTCAGCTAACATCAAAATAGATAGCTGCCCTGTTAAATTCATTTGAATGGTGTTGCTCGGTGAATACATAGTAGACCACACGTCACTGAATTTACCAGAAACGCCATTTAGAAAAATCTTCAATCCTTTGTCTTTAGTGAAATTTTTTGTTCTTTTTGCTTCTACTCGCTGGTCTTTGAAGCCTCTATAGATCGTAATGAAGTTTGGTCCCATTGCTATAGGATGGAGGTTCAAATTGATGATGGCATTTGGATAGTAACTCGTAACGTCAATATCCTTAATTCGATACCCATGACCAGCTTTGTACGCTTTACATTTATCAATCGAATGAAGCCCGCCAATTCCTAATTGATAGCGATTAGCGCCGAGTTTAGCAGGTTCTTCTAAGTCGTGCGGTGGAATGATCGTGCCAGTATCACCAACTACGAAGTTGGTATTTCGAACACGCTCAAGCAATGCTTGTAGATTAGGAGTGTGAAATTCTAGAAAAGGTTGGACATTGTATTTGTAGATCGTACCTGCTGGTATTTCAGGACGCCGAATAAACTTACCGTTTAAGCGGCCAACTTCTCTAGAGATAACAGCTTCAGCCATTTGAGCATCAGACTTGCTCATTAGGTCTAAGCCGTATTCTTCAGAGATAGAACGTCTAAGCTCAAGCCGCTCTTGCATCTTATCAAATTTGAATATCAATTCTGTAACATCAAGATCGTTACAGTTATATTCGTCAACTACATCTTTTTGCCAATCTTTTAATGGCTCGTAATCCGGAAACGGTAAATCTTGCAATCGTTTTGAGTGCAATCGTGCGCCATATAGTTTAAGACTAGCACCTAATGGGCATACCTCAATAAGGTCTATGTGCCGCATTGGATTTAATTCGTAAATCTTAAATCCAAAATGCTTTGCAGCTTCTTTAGCGCGCATACCTTGACTGATTAAACCATTCGACACTTCTTTAAGATATTCAGGATCGCTATTGTGATAGAATGCCCACAGCATAGGCAAGTCATACGGTATGGAATTAAACCCTATCGTTCGATAGCTGAACATAAGCCAAGACAGAAACCGTTGGTTAGCTCCTGTCGTGACTTTGATATATTTACCTGTGGCTATGCTCTTAAATCCGAACATCGCGTAGTTAGGGTAAAATTCACCATCCAATATCAAATCGCTACCAGCATTCGCCAGTATTTCAGCATCTGTCATGTACTCGCGTTCAATGCGATGGCGACGCTTGTAAGGGTTGAGTTTTACACCTTTACCGATTACAAGCTGTCCATCTTCATTTGTTAACATCTAGTTTTGACTTTTCTTTGCGTCTATCTTCTCTTTTGTAGAAAGCTTCTTGCGGATGCCCGCACTCGTCACATATCAAAATAGCATTTGCCAAGATGATGTGGCAATTGACACATACTTTACCATTTGCCATTTTATTGAGCCTTCATTTGTCAGCATATTGCTTAGCAAGCTCCTGAATGTCTTTGAGAATAGACACTTGATCGTTTAGCAGCATAATTGTTCGTTCGATGCAGATTAGACAAATCATATAGCTATAATCTTTTGCCGGAAGTACACCAGCCATAGCAAGAAAAGCATCTTTCGGGTCGTCCACACCTCGAATAATTTTGACTGTGTTATTGAGATACATCGCATATGTATCAAATTCTTTCGAGATTTCAGTCATCATATTTGACAAGCGGACTTTGGTTTTATCATCAACGACTGTGCACTCTAAATTGTGTCGTTCTTCAATCTCTTGCTTTTTAGATTGATCGAAAATCAATCCAACATGCTCGTGTACATCTTCAGTTTCGAAATTATTCATCGATCGCTCCTGCCCATGATCGCACCGCGAACATTTTCGCCGTACCACATTAACATTTTTCCATTTCTCGCTAGAAAGTCAACAGTTTTGACATAAGGTTTAATCATTTTCAGATTGCTGATTTTCATGATAGGTCCTTGTGGCAATCCGAGCACTTCGTAGCTTGCGCCTTCATCTGCGGTTCGATGGCTACGCAAAACACCATTATCAAAATATACATATCCATCATCACTAAATTTCTCAACCGCTGCTAATCCATCATAAAAGTTATCAGGCAATGGTGTTTGCTGCGACGCTTGATTTATAGCGTGAGCGACATCGGGCCATTTATCTGCGTAAAATTGACTTTTTATCCAGCTTCCATCGTCGTAATAAAACGTGCAACTAGATTGACTATAGCCAAAACCACTTAGCTTTTTCTGGTTTTTCACCAGCGGCGCTATGATAGCCTTCGGAAGCGCCAGCATAGGCGGAAGGTCGATCCCGTGCCAAGCCTCTATCAAGACGTGCCCGTCTGTCGCGTACGCTGACCCGCTATCAATCAAAATCGAAGCCTTGATGAGCCGGGTAGGATCATCATCTGCCAGCGCAGAAACCGCTCTGATAGCGTCCTTGAGCCTGTCGTCAACCGTCGCGCAGCGCGGGTCAGGTGAAGGGATCATCATATCATATAGCGACAGGCAAGGAATGATGGCGCGAAACTTATCAGACTTAACGGATAAACGTTGGGTTTCAAGCTCAGTGAATGAAACGTTTTGCCCACATTTAGATAGCGCTTGAATGAGCAAGTCATTGTGTGGGCAAATATTAAAGCTTTCGGTGATGCGTTCACCAGCAGCGATTATACCATTGTGCATCATAGCCCAACCGTCTTTTAGAACGACATGATGCTCCCATTGACGATCTAACGTTACATCAATCTGAGCCAACACCTTCAACGAGGTTATCAGAGGATTGATGAACGTTTGTTTTTTTGGCCCTTTAGCCATGTCGAAACACTACTGCTGTTTTACGCACCTGTAACCTTTGTATAACTCTTTACGTGTCGTCACGTAAAGCTGACCAACAGCTTCGCATACGACTTGACGATTGAACTTCTTTGCATCGTCAAGTTGAACTTCTTTGCCTGATTGCGTTATCATAAACAAAATAAAGATTGCTGTGGTCATCGGTTTTCCTTTCAGAATGGGATTAAGTCAGTATGAGCTTCGCACGTCTTAGGATTGACAATGAAAGACACTGGCGGTCTACCGTAAATCTTACATATTTCATCACCGTGTTTCCAGTTATCACAATTTGCACATGTGCGAAAGTATCCGTTGTCATCTAGGATTTCAGCAAACTCTCTACCTAGCTTGTCAAGCAAGTCTAGGCGCGTTGGTCTATCAATACTCACTTCCTAACACCTCCGGATAGTTGCGCCCGTTCACCATCTTATTCATGTGAACACGAATACGTTTCGGTGAGCGCAGTTCGCTTACATATTTCAAAGCCTCGTCTGTGTTCTTCGGCGGGTCACTGACATGCCGCATTTGCCACCAGTCAACAAACGGTTTTCGATATCGAAAGTTCTCCGGAAAAACAAACTCAAGAAATGTCTTTGCACCGCAAGCGTATGTTACCTGAATATATGGAGCTTTTCCATCCTTTTGCTTGCGAGCATAGAATACATAAGCAACCTCATGAGTTTCGATAATTGGAACTTCGAAACCTTTAATCAGTTCAACTGTGCTAGCCTTTTCGACAATCTTAACTTTGAACTCGAAAGGATGCCCACATTCAGTACATTTAATCGCTTTGATATGGTGATACGTTCCGCAAGCCTCGCATAGTTTAGCTGGTACAACACCAGTCTTATCGCCTTTCTTGCGAGGAATAACAGGCGCGTTAATCGGACCAAGACGCATCGTATTTACAGCAAAATCTAGTACAAGACAATTCTGCTTAGGCCCATGGGCAATAGCTGACAACCTACCCTCGCGCGTATCAAGATCAAAACCATCTGCGTAAACTGGTCTAACCCCACGACCGAGCATTTGACACCACAGAGCAGTGCTGATGGTCGGTCTAAACATACCGATTAAATCTATCCCTATATGGTCAAAACCAGTCGTTAACTTTCCGTAGTTTACAATAGCGCGAAGCTTATAGTTTTTGAATGCACCTATAGCATTATCATTATAAACTTTCTCTTGCTTTGAATGCACAGCGGCGCATTCAATTCCGAGTTGATTAAGCATTTCTGAAATATGCTCTGCATGTTCGATACCAGTAGCAAATATTAGCCAAGACCGCCTACTCTGTCCGTGATAGCAAAGCTCTTGCAATCCTTTCCATGTAATATCTGCTTTATCTACTTCGTGTTGGAGTTGGCTCGCGATGAACTCGCCACGAGACATTCCGACATTAGAAACGTCTAGCTGAACCTCTGTTCGTTTAGGAACTAGAGGTGCTAAGTAACCTTCCTCGATCATCTTATTGAAGTTCTCGAACGATGTTAGATCGTGCGCAATGTCAGTAAATAATCCACCATCGGTTATCATGCCCTGCCCCATGCGGAACGGCGTAGCCGACATGCCAATGATTTTAAGATATGGATTGATCTTTTTTAACTCGTTCAGAAACTTGTGATACATGCTTGTATCGTCTTGGCTAATCAAATGAGCTTCGTCAACAAAGCATAAATCGCGATGACCAAAAGCTGACCCATACTTATGCATCGACTGAATACCTCCATAAATAATAGGCTGTATAAAATCGCGTTGACCTACACCAGCACTATTAATACCTGCTGGTGCGTTAGGCCATATTGTCATAAGTCTATCAAAATTCTGTTCAATTAACTCTTTTATATGTGTCACCATTAGAAAGCGTTGGCCCGGATAGTTAACCATAGTGCGTCGGATAAACTCAGCAGGAATTAAACTTTTACCCATGCCGCATGGCCAAGCGAGCACAGGGTTGCCGCTATTGGTCATAAAGTATTGCCAAAGCGCCTGTAAACCTTCCTCTTGGTAGTCACGCAGTTTCATCCGTAGTATCCAAACATCACAGGTCCAACTAGAAACATACCGTCCGAGTTTGTATTCGCTGGCAGTATCGAACCTTGTCTGTCATAAGAGTTTGGCGGAATGACTTCGTATCGACTGAGGCACGGTCTACCTGTGGGTACAGGACAAACATCGAAGTCAGTGAGTTCTTTTCCACATGAGCATTTCATTTGAAATCACACTCAGCTTCTACAATTTCAAAATCTTCTTTATTTCGATCATCTGGTTTCTTCATCGGTGGTTCTGGTCCATCGGTTTCACCGTAGCTATTTATACGGTTCGACCATACACCCATAACCCAACAATTTAGAGCATTTTTAGCGTCACATTTGCGCTTAAATAGTCTAGGTTTGTTAGATAAAGCTGCCCTAGTCTTAGCGAGAGCTTTTCCGTCTGATAAGAACAAACCATTCATTTTATGACGTATCGCGTATATTTTCATAGCGGTGTCCACCTGTCACATGCCGTTTCAATGAAACTCTCTGGAATGATACCAAAGCGTTCACATTTCCATTTACCGTCATCGATTGGTGTAGCCATCACACAAGACCTACAATTCTTTAGCGGTTTGGCGTTCTTATGACATAAGTCGAGCGCAGGACAATACTTGCATTTGTAGTATGCTGGATTATCGCTAATTCGCTCTGGTGCTGTTTGAGAACCTATGATCTTTTCGGCTTTAATCTCAAGCAGCATTCCTTCGTTGTGGTCTAATTTGATTACACTAATTCTAATCTCGTCGGTGTTTTTATTCTCAGGGAAGTAGATGGCGTAATCGATTTTCATTTTGAAGCCATAAGAGCACATTTGCGAATAGTGCTGCGGCTTTGATTTATGAATACCAACTTCAAGATACTTATCGAACGACTTTTGATTGTGAGTTTTGAACTCCAATAGAAAAGGAACACCTTTCATCCAAGGTGTTAGAGCAACACCATCGCATGATCCGCCATAATGCCCCATCACACCGCTAGCACGAAACTGCTTTCCGTTTTCGTCATGCTGAAAGACTTCACAACCAATACCTTTCAAAATCTCGATATATCGATTTTCTTCGCGATGACCGCGCTTGAATAATCTAAGCATTCTACCCGAATGTACTTCGTTATACATCCATCGAAATTTGTACCAAAGCTGTCTTGAACAATCGTTTCCGATTTCAGACATACCTAAGTGCTTACGTGGTCCTTCAGTGAGCGTCTCTAGAGAATGCTTGTCAATCGATGTGTTAATTTCAACTTCTAGCCGCTTTAGATCACTATCGGATAATTGCATAACTTCGGCGTCCTATTCTAGCTCGTTTAAGACTTGCGATACTTCTGTTCGGTTAGCAGAAAGGCAAGTCCCGAAGCTACTCAATCGACCAGCGCAAGTTTTACTGGTCTTGTCACTATCCACTCACGTTGCTCTTTGTCCGCTTCATAGGCTTCCTTTAGTGATTGAAAACTTCTCGGTCGCCAACCTTCATCGAAATGTTGCCAAAGGATGAATGGTCCGCGAACGTGTTCATCGAGCATCATGAGTGTTAAACCTCAATATGGAAGCATTGGGCGGCTATTACACCGCCCAATGCTAACTGTTAGCGAGCACCCCAAGGGGCAGACTGCTGCCCTTGACCTTGCGACCACCCGCCTTGCTGTTGCTGGTCGCTCGAATTGGTCTGACCCTGACCTTGGCTTGGGTTCTGCTGACCGCCCCAATTCTGCGGTACGTTGTTACCGGGGTTTGGCTGACCCTGACCACCGAAGTTACCACCACCCTGTGGAGCGAAATTCTGCCCCTGCTGTGGGTTGGTCTGGTTCTGAGCCTGTCCGGTATTGCCGGTCTGGAAACCGCTACCAGCGCCGTTCCCTGTGCCGCCGCTGGCCTGCTGAGTGGTCGGGTCCGATCCATCAGGGCGATAGACCTTTTTCAGTTCGACGTAACCACCAGCCGGGTTTTCAGCAGAAGGTTCCTGACCCTTCTGATAGCCAACATCCATCAGCCCGCGAGCATTGAGCAACGCTGCGCCGTCATTCTTGAAGTCGATTTGAAACACACCGACTGCATGGCACAGTGCAGAAAATTGCTCATTCGCAATTCGCACAGCTTGTTCACTAGGGTTCCACAAATTGTATCGGTTCGTGATAGAACCAACATCTGAAGTCAATTCGACTTCGAATAGACCACCACTAGCATTTTTAGTCGGGCTTACTTTAGTGCCGGTAATCCTGAATGGAAACTTGTTTCCAACAGGGTGAGCACCACCACCTTGACGTGGTGTGATCTTAGTAGCGTCAAATACAGCATCGTAAGGCATAGTCTATGTTCCTTTCAGGAGTTAGGCCAAGCAGCGGCAATCGGTGCTTGCTGCTTTTCAGGTTGTGACAGCTTTTCTGCTAGATAAAGTTCTTTCTCTTTCTCTTTATCGCGAGAGCGTTCAATGCGCTTCATGATATCGTGAACGCGAGCACTCCTCTTTCTTTCACCATGTGGAAACTTCGAAATCTCTGTTGCATGATATGCAAGCAAAGCATGCGCTTCTTCATCAGTAATTTCAATTTTGATAGTCATAGTCTTTCCTTTCTACTTCGTCAGTCCCTTGACTGCCCACATTACAGCTTCTTCAATCTTGGTGATAGCCAAGCTGTATTCACGACTTTTGCCAATAGTATTGACGTAATCAATGAAAAGCCGACCTTGATCTTTGATGCTTTTCATATGAAATTTTTCTTCATCGCTCAAAGTGCGGTACTCGTGGCGAACTACATTATTGCTAATACGCTCGTCTGAAGCACTGTCGATAATTTTGTTGAAGTCTGTCGGTTCATTCATCATTTCAACTCTCCATAGCTTTCTTTACAAGGGCAGAGAAATCAGGCGGTTCGAAGTCAGCCAGATTTCCGGTGCGGTTTCTAGCCAACACGTCAAACGTTCCGTTACATTGAAACGCTAGTTGCTCACCAACGTTTGGCACTTGTGCTTTCGCGATGCGCAAAATGCAATCGTACAAATGTGGTATGTCTGTGGGCAATTGTTTGCCGGGATAATACGGTCTTCGTAGTCCTTGTGGTGATACCTCCTCTTTAGCGATCAGGTACATATGTTTTTGCGGCATAAAATACAGTCGCTTCATGTATGGCATAACATACTCTGCCATGATGCCGTACTGCTGAAGCCCATGACTTGACTTTTTCTTTGCCATGTCTAGAGCGATATCGCACATTTGGCTTGAACTATCGATAGCAAGAGTATCGAAATTCTTCGCTTCGTTCGAATGTTCAAACCATTTCATGAACTCGTCAATTTTGTCAGTCGTAGGTGCTAACCATGTTGGCACATTCGAACCGCGCATCGATAACAAGCCCGGCTCTGTGGCTAGCAGCACTGGCCTAGGCGCTGTATTTACCAGAGGTGTATTGTGAGTGACAGTGAAGTCTCCCAATAAGAATAACTTATTGTGACCTTCTAACTCAAAACCAAAATACTCGCCAAAACCAGCATATTGCACTTTAATTCCTGTGTTAAGCACATCTTTTTTTTGCTTTCTAGGGGTAGCTTGTTTTCGTTTAAGTAGCGTTGGAACCATATCGGTATGACCAGAGATAGAAACCCTATAATAAATACCTTCGGTTCCGTTTTGACTTTTATTAATAGTTTGAACTTTGTAAGCTGCTAGCCCTAGCGATCTTGCAAGATAACAAATGTCATCAGCCAATACTGGAAATTTAGACGTTATGCTATAACCATTATTTGCCAAATGACCATCACTGTCTATAAGACCGGCTAACACTTGAAGTCTTATTTCTCGTGAATTTGTTTTATAAGCAAATGGGATATGTTTGTTATTGAACAAATTTTGATTTTTGAATGTTTGCCGTAAAACGTTCTGCAAACCTCTACTTTCGTTCGTGAGCCTATACCTAGGGCATTTTTTAGCATTTTGATAGCGATGAACTCTCAATCCATATAAATTAGCCGCGTAATCTAAAAATTCTACAATTTCAGGGTCTACAGTATGGAAAGCAAGTTCGTCGCTAGAGCCGTCTCCCAACCACAAGCCAAGCAAATAAGGATGAATGCTTACTTCTTTAGTTGGAAAGTTCACCCCAACTCTCCACCCCTTAGCATGATGCTTAAAGTCGTTAGATTGAGCAAAATACTGGTCTATTGTTATGTTAGCAATGTAATTTCTATTGCTAACATTTAGAGACAATATGTGTGACCTGTTTACCCTATATGTGTCACCTTTTGTTGGTATCACATCAAACATATCTTCAAAGCCATGAGCCAACCCTGTTACTCTACGCGGCAAGCTATCTGGACCCATAAGCAAATCGTTAACGCGGATCGCTTCAACTAATTTGACGGTTCCGTCAAACATCAACACGGGAGTGCCCGGAGCTAAACATTTTCCACTACCCGGTGGACCAAATACAACACACTTGATGCCGAACCGCTGAGCAAACTCTTTAGCTGGCTTTAAATCGTTCTGGTTCATTCTTTACCAACCTTGCCGAACCGATCATCTTTCAACTTGTTCATCCAGTCATCGCTACAAAGATCGTATACGCGATAGTACATGGAAGCGAGTTTATTAGCGCGCTCTTGCCAAAGATCAGCCAATTCGCTCAATTCTCTAGCCTTAGCTTTTTGATAGCTAGTCTTGTCAATGAGATCATCAGCAAGTGCGTCATCACCTTTCAACCTAGCTTTCAATCCGAGAACGCTGAGCCTGTTTACCTCACGATAAATATCCGATGATTGCTCGCGAAGCTCAAAACTTTTGATGCGAGACAAAAGGCTTTCATCTTTAATGTCGCCAAGAGCAACATCATCGTCAACGCTGAGAATTTCGCTTTCAATCTTCTTCATCTTTTAGCAACCTCAATGCTTGAGTGAATGTATCGACACGCTCAATTTCCGGTAGGTGAATGAAAACGTTTTCGTAATCGCCTACGACAATGATACGCTTATCGATAGCGATAGCGTAACCAAGTTCAACAAAGCGTCCGCCACCTTTGAACATAGTTCCTTTTTGATTGGTAAAGAGAATGAGCACATCGGCGCGCTCAACGTCGATTAAATCCATCGCTGCGGCTTCAGCTTGAGACATGTCTTCCTCATCACCATCGACCCAACGCGAAGTCGGTTCGTGACCAGCATTGCGCAAGCGATCATGATAGTGACGCATAGAAGTCATTAGCGAATACATTGCAGAAAGATAGACTTTCACTGTTCAATCACCTTTCCAAATCTCAACGCACATGATTATGGTAAAACAGATAATCATTACGATCAACGCAAAGTATCCACCTGTCATTTCTTCACTTTCGGCTCGCGAATTTCAAGAGTTGGTGCAGCTTCGGTAATCGTCATGAACTCGTTGACAACTTCAAGCATTTGCTTTGCTTCTTGGCTACCGTCCTGCGCTTCTTCCTGAAGCTTGCGATATTCGCTCAAGAGGAAGTTAGGTGTCCAACTAACAAGGCGTTCGGCAATGAACTTGCCTTGATTGCCGATCTTCTCGATCTTCTCAAGACCTTCCCAAACTTTGTCATTGTTACTATCAAGCTTATAATTGTACTTGATACCAATTTTAGCTTGATAACCGTTACCAAGCTCAACAGTGTTCATACCTTCCTTTGGCTTTTCAACCAAAAGTTTTGCACACACCTTACGGTATTCCATTTCAAGAGACTTGAAATGGTCAAGCTTTTCTTTAGTACGCTGATGAAGCATCAGCATTCCGTCTTTATTAAACACCAACCCTTCGCAATTAAGAGCGTCATAAAGCTCTGGTGTCATCCAGTCGGGCAATGATGGTTGCTGAGCAACATTCCAAGGGTTATTCATCAAACCGTCCTCCCTGTTGCGACTTCCTTAAGCACATTCGGCTCTGATGCATGAACAGTTGGCCAACCTTGCATGGCAAGTTCGTTCAACATTTCGCGGCTTGGTGTCACTGTCGGCTTTGGCTTATACATATCGACAACAGTATTATTAATCTGTTCTTCAATATTTTCAGCCGCTTCATGGTCCGGCTCTTTAGCGCCTTCAGCAAGCGCATTAAAGCGACCAGCACGATCAAAAAGCACCGCACATTTGATATCGATCAGATCAAGAAATGCATCATCCTCACTGGACCAATTGGAGGCATGAAGAAGCTGCGCGAATGCTCCGATATAGGCTCGGCGCATTTCAGTGCGGACATGGCGGTAAAATTCGGCGTCTTCTTTATCGAGCGCGTTTAGCGTCTCGCGGATATCAGGCATAAGACTTCCTTTCATTTGTCTTCGATTTAACCGTCGCAGGTACGCAAAACCATATCCCTGCGACGGTCTGGACGCTAATTCGTGTCATTTCGTCTGTCAACTGGTAATTTTCAGGCATGGCACGGAAATTGACGATTTTTCACAAAACAGGTTGCTTTTTCTGAGCGAGGCTGGATTATGGCAAAACTTATCTGCCCACAGTGAGCCTGCCATGACCGCGCGCAAGAACCTGACTTTGTTCAATGACGATGCTGAGTTGATCGATAAGCTTAAGGAGCTTTTTGAGAAAAACACCAAGTTCAAGATAACTGACGTACAGGTTGTTCGAAAAGCATTGCGCGAGTTGGCTGCTCGTGAGTTGGTAGACTAACCATGACAGTCAAGAACGCTTATTCTATTCCTGCGGAATTGCGGGATTTGAAACAATGGCTTCTATGGAAGTACGAGACGACTGATAACGGAAAGCCGACGAAAATTCCGTATCAACCGAATGGGAGGAAAGCGAGTGTCACAGATGCTAACGATTGGTGTTCATTTGATGAAGCATTTAATGCTACTGGTTTTGGAGGTTATGACGGTATTGGTTTTGTTCTCACTCGTGAAGACCCTTATGTTTTCATCGATCTTGACGACACCAACGGCAACAGCGAAGACCTTGCAAGACAGATCAAGCTCCATGAGCAATTGGATAGCTATTCAGAAATAAGTCCTTCTGGTAAAGGGCTTCATATTATTGTTAAGGGGAAGATACCTAACGGTCGTCGTCGCTCGCATATCGAATTGTATCCGCACGAACGATACATGACGATGACTGGTAATGTATACAGCAACAAACCTATCGCTGAGCGCCAAGACATGCTCGATGTACTCTATAAACAAATGAGTGCATCGCCGTCGATTACGCTACATGCAGGTAATGAGCCGCAGCGTGAGGATGACAATGCAATCATTTCACATGCGACTGGTGCAAGCAATGGACAGAAATTTGCGGACCTTTATATGGGAGCGTGGGAAGGCTCTTATCAGTCTCAATCTGAAGCAGACTTCGCGCTGATCGATATCATCGCATTCTATACGCAGAACAGAGAACAGATTGTTCGCATATTTCGCGCTAGTGCTCTTGGTCAACGCGATAAAGCAAAGCGCGCTGACTATGTTAATGCGATGGTCAATCGATCATTCGACAAGATGTTGCCAAAGATTGATACTGAAGGTTTCAAAATAGCACTTGACGAAAAGATTGCTATCGAGCAAAGTGCTATCGCTCAACGTGCGTCTGAGCCGATTACAGCCGGTTCGGTTAATGGTAAACCATCGCCCTTTGACGGCGAGACTGTTGGTTCAAGTCCAACACCGGCTGCCAATGGTGGCGTAGCTCAATCGGTAGAGCCGGCTGCTCATAACAGTCACGGTACAGGTTCAAGTCCTGTCGCCACCACCATCACCGCGCCTCCGGGGTTGCTAGGCGAGATAGCACATTTCGTCTACAACGCTGCTCCTCGCCCTGTCCCTGAGATTGCAATAGCTGCTGCTATCGGTCTGATGGCTGGTATTTGCGGCCGTGCTTACAACGTCTCTGGCACTGGTCTTAATCAATACATTCTGATGATTGCCAATACCGGAGCCGGTAAGGAAGGCATGTCATCAGGTATTGATAAGCTGGTAGCAGCTATCCAAACATCAGTGCCAGTAGCGCCTGAATTTATTGGTCCAAGTCGCATTGCGTCTGGTCAAGCTCTTTACAAATATCTCGCAACAAAGTCACAATGCTTTGTGTCTATTGTCGGTGAGTTTGGCAAGCGGCTTGAAGTCATGAGCCATCAAAATTCAAATTCGGCGGAAAAGAACCTGCTGATTGAATTGCTCGATCTTTATAGCAAGTCTGGCCATGGTCAAGTTTCGCGGCCATCGATCTTCGCTGATACTGATAAGAATACACAAGCTATCAAATCACCAGCGTTGACCATTCTCGGTGAGAGTACACCAGAAACGTTCTACGGTGTCATCAGCGAGGAGCTAATCAGCGACGGCTTACTCCCTCGCTTTCTGTTGATCGAATACACAGGTCAGCGCCCGCCGCTCAATGACAACCCGCAACATATTCCACCATTCTTCTTGGTTGATAAACTCGCTGAATTGATGGCTCAGTGCAAGACAATCATGCACAATAACAATGTTGCCACTGTCGGCATGACTGATGAAGCAAATAGAATGCTGCGAGACTTTGATAAATTCGCAGATAACAAGATCAACACCACAAGTCGCGACACTATTCGTCAGCTTTGGAACCGTGCCCACATTAAGCTGCTGAAGCTTTCGGCTCTTGTGGCAATCGGTGTCAATTATGTTAACCCCATCATTGAAGCTGAGCATGTATTGTGGGCAAAAGAGATTGTCGAAAGCGATATCAAAAAGCTCGCTCAGAAGTTCGAAGCTGGAGAAGTTGGTAAGTCGTCGAATGAAACTAAGCAAGCTAACGAGATAAAGCGGATGATTTCATTCTATCTGAATGAAGGTTGGGAAGTTGTCAAAAAATATTCGCCAGACCAACGATTACATTCGTCTACCTACATACCTTATTCCTATCTTAATAGGAGATTGGCTAATCTTGTAGCTTTCAAGACCGATAAGCTCGGTGCAACGAATGCAATCAAGAGAACTATTCAATTGTTGATTGACAGCGGTGTCATCGGTGAGGTTAGTCGTAAAGAAATGATCGATAAGTTCGGTACTACTCAGAAGTGCTATATCGTATTGGATATGCGCTTGCTCGAAGTATGAGGTTTATAGCGTTTGCAGTAGAACTTGTGATGTTGTCGGTAGCTTGCGTTGTGTTTTGCATACAGCTTATCATAGCGGCCTCGTCAAATTGGTAGT